CGGACGCTCTGGCCGGCTGAGCTACCGAGGCAAAGTGTCCGAGGCGGGACTTGAACCCGCACGCCCCGAATGGGGCACCAGCTCCTCAAGCTGGCGCGTCTACCTATTTCACCACCCGGACATGGAGCCCCTTGCAAGTACCGATCTTGCGCCCACCGCCTTACGAGGACGGCGCTCCGCCATTGAGCTAAAGGGGCCTGGCTCCGGGAGCTGGGGTCGAACCAACATCGCCAGGTTCAGAGCCTGGCATCCTGCCATTGAACGATCCCGGATAGGAACCTCCCACCGATGGGAGGATCGTGGGCGAGGAGGGAGTCGAACCCTCATCTGATCGGGTTTGAGCCGACCCGCTCTGCCGGTTGGTCGTACTCGCCCAGGTTGAGAGATCCTACACAGCGCCTTGTACCCACGGGGGCGTACCGAGTGGCGCTCCATTGCCGGTTGATGTCGCCCTGACCCCGGCTAACCCTCCGGCCGTCGCCGGATTTACCCTCACCTCGGATTTCTCGTGCGCCGCCAGGGATTTGAACCCCGGGCCGTTGGATTAAGAGTCCACTGCTCTACCAGACTGAGCTAGCGGCGCATGGAGCGGACGACGGGAGTCGAACCCGCAACAACCAGCTTGGAGGGCTGGTACCCGGCCATTTGGGATTCGTCCGCATGGTGGTGCCGGGAGATTCCGAGACTCCGACCTACCGGGTTTCAACCGGGCGCTCTGCCAGCTGAGCTACGACACCATGATCGCCGACACTGGTGCGGCACGGGCGCAGCCCCCACTGCGTAGACCGTGCCGGGGGGTTCACCAGCCCCGGGCTAGTCGGGAAACAGGGACTCGAACCCCATCTACGTGCTCCCAGGGCACGCGCGCTGACCCTTACGCGACTTCCCGTGGTATTGCGTCGGGCTGGCGAGACTCGAACTCGCGATCGCCTGACCCCCAGTCAGGTGCTATAGCCGCTAAGCCACAGCCCGTTCGTCAGGACCCCGGGAGTCGAACCCGGTTTCTCCTCAATCCGAATGAGGCAGATTACCGTCTTCCTCGATCCTGTTACGTGGAGAAGGACGGATTTGAACCGACGCGAAGACCCCGGGTGCGAACCGGGCGCTCTACCTGACTGAGCTACATCCCCATTGTGGAGCTGACGGGACTCGAACCCGTGACCTGTTGTCTGCCGAGCAACTGTTCTGCCAGCTGAACTACAGCCCCAGGAGCCCGGGGACCAGGGTTTCCGCCTGGATCTCCTCCCTTTCGGGCCGCCTCTCACTTGGGCTACCCCCGGGCACGTCTGCCGTGCTGATCCTGACCGAGCCGTCTGGCAACAACCGGCTCGGGCAGGTTCAGCACGTCCTCAGCCTGGCACTCCGCTCGGAGGCAGGCTGGCATCGGCGGCAAGATCTGCCGCCGGGTATGCGGCGGGATGGCGCCCGCCGCGTGGTGCTCACGCTATGGAGTTCTCAAGATGCTATGACACGTACCTGCCGCGGCTCTCGCCTTGGCTGGCAGTCGCAGGAGCGGAAGGACTCGAACCCTCGTGTGAAGTGGCGGTTTTGGAGGCCGCTGCAGTCGCCGCTGTGCCACGCTCCCGTGTGTATGTAATTAAAAAGGCCGCTCCCTGGGGCTTTCCCCTGGGGCGGCCGGCCTGCTGCTGCCTTGTCGGCTACTCCAGGTCCACCGTCCCATTGATGGGTGCGCACGGCTGCGCTGACGGGGTGTGGTACCCGTCTCGCTTGCTTAGCTCTGCCCAGAACGTCATATCACTACCTTAGCACAGGTCTTACACAGTATGCAAGTCAGGTTTTCCGGCTCCGCGGATCCCGGTCATGTACCCATGGTACGGGCGGGCGCAACCGGTTTTACGGCCCGCAGTCGCCGGCGTGGCCGGGCAGGCAGGAGGTGGACAGGCTGAACCCGGTGACGGCGAACGTGGCCGCCCCGCGCCCGGTGGAGGCGATCCCGAACCCGTAATCGACCTGGCTGACACCGGCCGCGGGCGAGACCAGGCCGCGGGCCCGGAGCCAGCGCAGCTCCGCCAGCAGGTGCACGGTGCCGGCCGTCATGCCCTGGTCCGCGTCGAAGGCAGCCGATCCGCCCTGGCCCCGGAACACGGTGTACGCCCGCCCGCCTATCACCGCGTGGCCGATCACCTGGTCCAGGTAGAACTGCCCGTGGCCGCGCTCGGCGGTGATGGTCGTCACGTCGGTGACCGGGCCGGGCCCGTCCAGCAGCACGTCGTAGGCGGCGATCCAGGTGCCGGCGCGGGGCAGCGACTGGGCGAACCCCGACCGGATGTACGCGAAGTGCGTCCAGGACCGGTTCGTGAAATCCTGCGATACCTGGGCGTAGGCGACTTCGACGCTGCCGGGGACGCCGGGCTGCCGGCTGACGATGTGCCACCGGCCGGGGCTGAACGAGGTCAGGACCTGCGGCCCGGATCCGTTGCCCGCCCGGGTGAGCGTGTAGGTGGTGTACCCGTTGGACGCGCTGATCGCCGGGTAGTAGTACGGGCCGCAGTTGCCGTCCGAGTGCAGGACGCACGGGCCGGCCGCGTGAGCGGAGGGAGCGGTGAGCACGGAGACGGCCGCGAGCAGCGTGATGACGGCTGCGGCCAGCAGGGAACGGGGCCTGGCCATAAGGCCACGGTACGCCTAGCCTTATGTCCTGAGCACGGCCCCCGCGCCAGGCGGCAGCAGGCGGATGGCGGTGACATGAACGAGGTGACGGTGCGGCCCGGTGACTCCCTGGCCATCCGGTACGACGGGCCGCTGACCGCGGAGCAGGCCGGCAGCATCACGCGCAGGCTGACGGGCGCGCTGCCCGGGGTCGAGGTCATCGTGGTCATCGTCGGCCAGGACTCCCCGGACGCCGCGACCGCGAAGATCCTGGAGATCCTGACCGGGGGCGGCGTGAACCCGCAGCTTGCGCAGGACCTGATCGCCGCGCTCGGGGCGGCCGATGACCCGGCGGCGTTCGCGGAGCATTTCGTGAAACTGCGCCGGACGCTGACCGGCGGGATGCCGGACTGATACCGTCACCTGGTGAGCGAGGGGTGGCGGGGCGCGTGGTGGATCCCGGCTGAGTCACCGGGCGGTATCGGCGACCCGGAGATCTGGATCGACGCCGTGGCCCTGGACAACTACGGCGGCATGCACCCGCCCCTGGTCCGGTTCGTGCTCGCGGGCAACGGCGGCGGCCCGTGGATCGGCCAGCTGCTGCGGTTCGGCAAGGTCCCGGGCAACCGCCCGCCGCAGCCGGTCCTGGACCGGGACTACGCCGACAGCGTCGTCTACATGGTCGTGGCCCGGCGCTGGGATCAGGCGCACAACGATGGCCGGCCGTACTATGTGGCTAGGGTTCCGGTGCCTGTACCGGACTAGGAGAAGCCATGATCACCTATGACACTGACCCGGACGTCATCCGCGGGATCGAGCGGGTAACCGGGGAACGGCACGACCCGGTGACAGGCACCTGGATGATCCAGCCGGCCGAGGAGCAGCGCGGCGGCGAGCACCCGGACTGGGACCAGGCTCATCCCGGTGAGGAGCTGCCGTCCAAGCCTGACCCGGAGCTCTGGGATCCGCCGGAGGACCCGCGGTTCGCCGACGACCCGGAACCGGAGGAGACGAACGAGTACGGCTGGTTCGACCCGCACTGCGGGCCGGGCCGCCGGCCGGGTCGCGTCACGCCACTGACCCGCGAGCGCGAACGCGCCCTGCAGGCCACGCCGCCCGACGACGATGACTGCGGCCGGGAGGAGATGGACGCCGCGCCGCTGTACGCCTGGTGCGGCCTGGCCGGCTGCGGCGGCGACTTATGCACCTGTTCGATGAGATGGCCGCCACCATCGGGGAGGCCGAGCGCGTCAGCCTGAAGTGGCAGGGCAAGGGCACCGGCTGGATGCCGTTCAACCTGTTCGACTTCGGCGGGCTGCTGCTGGAGTGCTACACCTGGGCGCCGAACAAGCGGCTGCTGGAGATCGGCTGCGGACCAGGCCCGAACCTGATGCTCGCCCGGGCCATGGGCTGGGACGCCTGCGGCATCGAGATCAACGAGGCGATGGCGCAGGCGGCCCGCGAGACCGGGCTGGACGTGCTCACCCGGGACGCTTTCGAGTTCACCGGGTACGACGCCTACGGGGCGATCTGGTTCAACCGGGCCGAGCGCGACGACCGGCGCAAGGAAACCCTGCTGGAGCAGAAGGTCCTGAGCGAGATGGCGGACGGCGCGGTGCTCATCTGCGCCAACCTGGAGAAGCCGCCGCCGTCGTCCTGGTGGATCATATCGGATCAGTGGGATGACCTGCGGAGAGGCGCCTGGGCCAAGCCGACTAAGCCAGGCGCAACCCCTGCCGGGTGATTCACTGCCGCGTCGCCGGGGTGTAGCGTCGGGTTAACCAGATCGAGGCCGTAGTGCCGTGATGGGCTGGGCGCGGACGGAGCCGGATGGTCCCCCGCCCACTGCCCGGGAGACTCGGGTCACTGGCCTGCGGGACCGTCCGCGCCTGGCGGCAGAGCTGGCGGACAGCCTGTACCAGGCGTAACCTTAGAGCAGCCGAGGCATCCTGGCGCTTTGCGGCGAGCGGGTGAGCCGGGTGGACCGCATCCCCCGGAGTCCCCGACGATGCCGGCAGTCCTGCTTGACGCGTACCAGGACTGGTACTGCCCTGCCTGCGGCCTGGAGGACCGGGTCCGCCCGCCGCAGCCCAACCGGTTCCACGTCTGCCCGCGCCTGCACGACCTGACCGCGCCGATGGCGCTGGCCGGCGCCGACTGCAAGATGGTCGCTAACCTGCGCGAGGAGTACGCCGGCGCCGAGCTGCTGACCCTGGGCGATGACGGCAGGCCCTGGATGAACATCGAGACCTGGCACGCGGACGGCCATAACGACGTCGCCGTGTTCGCGCCGTGCGCCCGGGCCTCCATCCGCTTTGACTGAACAGGAGCTGACGCATGTCCGAATCAGCAGCCGGCGCGGGTGCCCCCGACCCGGGCGTGGAGGCCGTGAACGGGAACGCGCTGGCCGACCTGGCCGCCGCGGTGATCGCCCGCCGGGAGGAGGCCCGCGACGCGCATGACGCCAGCCTGGCCTCCGCGGCGGCCACCCGGGAGCACGCCAGGTCGCTGATGGCGTCGGCCGACGCGATCGATGAGCAGGCCGAGGCCGACCTGGCCGCCGCCCTCGCCTCCGCCGATGAGCTGGAGAGGGGAGCCTGAGTCATGGCCTGGACGAACAGCAAGATTTTCCGGCAGTGGATCGCGGACAGCCTGGCGCCCACGGCGTCGTTCGTGGGCAAGTGGAACAGCACCGACGTGTATAACGCGGCGCTGTACAACAACACCATCACCCCGGACAACACGGTGACCGCCGCGCTGTCGGGCTACAACGCCGCCACGTCGCAGTGGCTGACCGCCAACGAGGTCACCGACGCGACCAACTGGACGGCGGGCGGGCGGGCCGTGACCGGCACCGGGTCCGGCGGCGGGTACTCCAGCACCGGCGCCACGGTCACGTTCACCGGGTCGAACACCTCGGGCGCGGGCAACGTGACGATCACCAACGCCTACGGCAACCTGCTGTACGACAGCACCCTCTCCACGCCCGTGTCCAAGCAGGGCGCAGCGTACCACTTCTACGGCGGGGCGCAGAGCGTGACCGCCGGCACGTTCACGATCGTCTGGAACGCCAGCGGGATCATGCAGGTCACGTTCTGATTTAGCACACATTCGCAGGAGAGGCGGTGACGCAGGGTGAGTTACCAGGAGTGGATATCCCTCATCACCCCCTCCACGATCCAGGGCTCCGGCCCGGGCGCGACGCTGAACACCGCCACCACCGCCACGCTGTCCCCGGTGACCGGCGGGACCGCGGACGTCGCGCAGGTCAACGTGGAAGGCGCGTTCCAGGGCTGGCAGGCCGGGATGCTGATCCGGGTGACCGCCCGCGGGTACATCACGTCCACCACGACCTCCACCACGGTGACGTTCCTGCTGGCGGCCCGGGTCGGTAACACCGGGACCACGTACGTGACCCTGGCCACCAGCGCCGGGCTGGCCACCTCCGCCACGGCGCAGACCGGGAACCCGTGGAAGCTGGAGGCGCTGATCCGCTGCACCAACGTGGCCACGTCCGGCAACACGGTCGCCACCCAGGGCGAGATGTGGGTCAGCCAGAACCCGGCCACCGCGCAGACGCTGAACACCGGGTCGGCCGGGGTCAACCTGTACCTGCCCAGCGCCTCCGGCGAGACGAACGCCGCGGTGGACACCACGCAGATCCAGGGCATCAGCCTGCGGGGGACCCTGGCCGGCGCGAACGCGACCGTCGTGTGCACCCAGTGGCTGGTGGAGGCCCTGAACTAGGCGGGGTCCTCCCCGGAGGGGGTGAGCCCCGGTGACCTGGACCGCGCCCGGCTCGTTCGCCTCCGCCGTCAACTCCTCGTCGCTGGCGCTGACCAACCAGGGCATCGGGAACCTGGTCCTGGTCGAGACCGTCAACTGGTCGAACACGACCGCGTGGATCAGCAACGTCACCGGGGGCGGCTGCACCTGGACCCAGGTCGTCGCGCACGCGGTCATGTCGGTCCACGCCTACACGGTGTCGCTGTGGGCCGGCACGGTCACCACGACGGGCGCGCAGACCGCCACCCTGGTGTGGAACACGGCCGCCCCGTCCGGCTACCAGACCCAGGCGAAGGAATTCCACTCCAGCGTCGGCTCCTGGGTCCTGGACAAATCCGCCACCCTGGACAATGCCGGGACCGCCACGTGGCCGTCGCTGACCCCCACGGGGACCGGGGAGCTGTACTGGGGCTACTCCAACGACGAGGGCTCCTCCGCGGGCCTGACCGCGGGGTCCACGACAGCGGGCTACGTCGGGAACGTGGACGCGGCCGGGTGCCTGGCCGCGTACAACCTGAACATCTCCGCCGCCAGCGGGCCGGTGGCGGCCGACGCGGGCAACTCGGCCGGCATCATGATCCTGATGGCGGAGGGAGCCGCCGCCCCCGCCGCCGGCCCCCCTAGCCTGCCCGAGCCCGACCTGCCGCCCGGTGTCACCCCGATGTCGTTCCGCCGGATGTCGGTGTACGCGGTCCAGGTCCCCGCGTCCGTCCCCGGGCTGACCCTGGCCAACGCCGGCCTGGCCACCGCCGCGGCGACGGCACCCGCGCCCTCGGTCGTCGTGCCGACGAACGCGCCCGCCGGGGCCGCGGTCGCCGTCGCCGTCGCGTACAACCCGTCGATGGCCCGGCCGGTCATCTCCGGGCTGTCCGGGTCCACCGGAGCGGACTACTTCATCGACCAGTACGGCCACCCCCGGCTGATGTTCTGCGACGCCGTCTGGCCGGTCATCTACTCGGCCGGCCGGAGCAACGGCAACAACTGGCAAGCCGACATGAACCAGGTGCTCAGCACCCGGGGCGGCACCGGAGCCGGCGGCGGGTACACGGCCCTGGAATGCAACCTGCTGCCCAACGGGGAGTACGCCACCTACACCGGCAAGAACATCGGCGGCTACTACCCGTTCGGCACCGGCACGGGCGGCACCGACCCGACCACCGGGCTGAACGCGAACTACTGGAACCAGGTGGACTACTGGGTTAACACGGCGGCTACCTACGGCATCACCTGCTTCCTGAACCTGTGCATGGGCGAGGACATCAGCACCGGACCGGTCGGCGCCTGGTCCGCGGCGCAGAAGACCGCCTACGGCAACGCGGTCGCAACCCGGTACCTGGGCAAGAACAACATCATCTGGATGATGGGCGACGACGGCGGCACCGACGCGACCACCGCGTCGAACATCATGTCCGGGATCCGGGCCGCCGGCGACACCCGGCCCGTCTCGTTCGAGAACCCGCAGGAGACCACCTCCCGGTACTCACTGCAGACCAGCACGGCCCAGCCGTGGAACTCCAGCGGCTACATCGGCTACCAGTGGGGCTACAACTACGCGCCCACCTACCAGGTCGTGGAGTACGCCTTCAACGAGCCCTCGCCCCTCCCGGTGCTGCGCGGGGACGGCTACTACTTCGGCACGATCGGCGGCACCGACGACAAGGTGGCCCGCGAGCAGTTCTGGTGGGCCATGTCCTCGGGGTCGATCGGCTACTCCTGGGGGGTCTCGGACGGCGGGTACAACGCGGGGTTCGCCGCCGGCTGGGCGTCCGGCATGACGCTGGGCGGCGAGGAGGCCGGCACCGCCGGGGACTTCCAGAACCAGGTCATGCCGAAGGTCACCGCGTGGCTGATGAACCTGCCCGGCTGGCAGAAGCTGAGAGCCGACTACCCGTCCGCGTTCATCACCTCCGCCCGCGGCACCCGCGCCCCCTACCAGGTGGTCGGCGTCCAGAACCAGTACACCGGGACGCCCCCCGACACGTACGTGTCCGCGTCGATCGCGGCGGACGGCTCGATCGCGATGATCTACTTCTCCCGCGGCGCCGTCGTCACGATCACCGTCAACCAGTCGCTGATGGCCGCCGGATACACCGCCACGTGGGTGGACCCGGCTACTACCACGACGAGCGCGGGAACCGCCGGGGCAACGTACACCAAGCCGGCCGGCGCCAACTCCGCCGGCGACCACGACTGGCTGCTGCTGCTGCAGGCCCCGCCGGCCACGTCCGCCCCGGCCGGGCTGGCCACGGCAGCTGCCACGGCGCCGGCCCCGTCCGTCACCACGGTCACCGGGACGAATGCCCCGGCCGGCCTGGCCACCGCGGCAGCCGCCGCCACGGACGTCACCGGCTTGCAGGGCACCGCGATCGGCGTCAGCGCCGGCCTGGCCGCGGCGGCGGGCGCCGTCCCGGTCCCGGTCGGGAATACCGTCGCGGTCAACGCGGGCCTGGCCACCGCCGCGGCATCCGCCCCGGCGCCATCGGTCACCGTCGCGGTCAACGCCGGCCTGGCCACGGCGGCGGGTGCCGTCCCGGTCCCGGTCGGGAATACCGTCGCGGTCAACGCGGGCCTGGCCACCACGGCTGCGTCCGCGCCGGCGCCCTCGGTCACCGTCGCGGTCAACGCCGGCCTGGCTACGACAGCAGCCGCTTCCCCGGTCCCGGCTGGCACCGCCGTCGCGGTCAACGCCGGCCTGGCTACGGCGGCGGGCGCCGTCCCGGTCCCGGTCAGGAATACCGTCGCGGTCAACGCCGGCCTGGCCACGTCAGCAGCCACGGCGCCGGCGCCCTCGGTCACCACCTCGGCGACCACGACCGCCCCGGCCGGCCTGGCCGCCGCGGCAGCCGCCGCCCCGGCGCCATCGGTCACCGTCATCCCGCAGGTCACCGCCCCGGCCGGCCTGGCCGCCGCGGCAGCCGCCGCCCCGGTCCCGTCCGCCCAGGTAGCGGTCACCGCCGGCGCCGACCTGGTCGCCGCCGCCGCCCCCGCCCCGGCAGCTGCGGCCGGGTCGCAGGCCGGGCTGGCCGCCGCCACGGCAGCCGCGCCAGCTCCCTCGGTCACCACCGCGGCGACCGCGAACGCTCCGGCCGGGCTGGCCGCCGTCACGGCAGCCGCACCGGTCCCGGGCACGGCGGTCAGCGGTACCGCCGGGCTGGCCGCTGCGTCAGCCGCCGCGCCGGCCGTCACCGTCTCCACGTCCTCGAACATCACCGCCGCGCCGCCGGTCACCACGGCGACCGCGGCGGCCCCCGCCCCGTCGCTTACGCTGGCGGCTCAGCCCCCGGCCGGGCTGGCCGCGGCGGCGGCCTCCGTCCCGGTGCCGGGTACCGCGGTCTCCGGCCTGGCCGGGCTCGCCGCCTCCGCCGCGTCCGCGCCGGCGCCGTCCGCCCAGGTGGCCGTCTCCGGCCTGGCCGGCCTGGCCGCCGCCGCTGCGACGGCCCCGGCCCCTTCGCCCACCGGAACGGTCAGCCCCGCTGCCGGGCTCGCCACCGCCGCAGCTGCCGCGCTCGCGCCGGTCATCACCACCTCCTCGAACGTCACGGTCGCGCCGCCGGTCACCACGGCGACTGCCGCGGCACCGGTCCCGTCGCTCACCCTGGCTGCCCAGGCCGCGGCGGGGCTGGCGACCGCAGCCGCGACGGCCCCGGGCACAGGCACGGCGGCCACCGCGAACGCCGGGCTCGCCCAGGCTGCCGCGTCCGCGCTGGCGCCATCCGCTCAGGTGGCCGTCTCCGCCACGGCTGGGCTGGCCACGGTTTCCGCGTCCGCGCTGGCGCCGTCTGTCCAGGTGGCCGTTTCCGCCGCCGCCGGGCTGGCCGCCGCGGCAGCGTCCGCGCCGGCGCCGTCCGTCACCACCGCCGCGACCGGGACCGCCTCGCCCGGCGTCGCGACGGCCGCCGGGGCAGCGCCCGCCCCGGGCACGGCGATTGCCGTCGCGGCCGGGCTGGCCGCCGCATCCGCCGCGGCCCCGGCGCCGTCCGTCCAGCGGGCCGCCGTCGCCCCGGCCGGGCTGGCCGCCGCCGCAGCCGGCGCCCCGGCGCCGTCCGTCCGCGCTGCGGTCACCGCCGGGCCGTTCCCGCCCGCGACCGCGACCGTGCTGCCCGGCGGCACCGGCACGTGGGTGAACCCGGGCAACGTATTCGCCGATGACGGCAGCGTCGCGTACTGGACGGTGCCATGACCACCTCCCCCGCGCTGGTCATCTCCGGCTTCGGCATCACCATGCCGCCGGTCCCGTCCGATGAGATCGACTCGGTCACCGCGACCGTCCACTGCCGGATGTCGGTCGGCGGGATGAACCCGCTGTCTTATGAGCTGCGCGACGCGCTCGGCATCCTGATCGGCACCGCCACCGGGCAGGCCAGCACCAGCAGCACGCACTACGACACGGTCACCTTCCCGCCGCCTGCCTGGGGGCAGCTGGCCGGGCTGCAGCTGCGGGTGTACGCCGACTCGGGCTCGGCCGCGCCCGGCTCGGTCGCCTCCGTGGACTACGCGGCCCTGTCGGTCAGCTACGTCTCGCTGGGCATCCCGTACGTCATCGCCCAGCCGCCGGACATGGCCGCTGCCACCGCGGCGGCACCCGCGCCGGTCCCGGCCGCAGCCGCCGCCCCGGCCGCCGCCCCGGCCGCCGCGTCCGCGCCGTTGCCGGCCGTGCAGGGCGTCCCGCAAGTCACCGTCCCGGCCGGGCCGGCCGCCGCGTCAGCCGCCGCCCCGGGCCCGTCCGTCACCACGTTCGCGCAAGGATCCGCCAGCCCGCCGCCCGCCCAGGCCCAGGCCGCCGCGCCGGCGCCGTCCGCCCAGGTGGCCGTCGCCGGCCCGGCCGGGCTCGCCCAGGCCCCGGCCGCCGCGCTCGGGCCGTCCGTCCAGGTGGCCGTCTCCGGCCCGGCCGGGCTCGCTGCCTCCGCCGCGTCCGCGCCGCCGGCCGCCATCCAGGTGGCTATCGCCGGGACCGCCGCGCCCGCGCAGGCCCAGGCGTCCGCGCCCGGGCCGTCTGTCCAGGTGGCCGTCTCCGGCCCGGCCGGGCTCGCGCAGTCCGCCGCGTCCGCGCCGGCGCCCGCGGTCACCACGGTCGCGCTGGGCACCGCGAACCCGGCGCCGGCTGCGGCCGGGACGCAGGTCCCGTCCCCGGCTGTTATGCTGGGGGTCCCCGCGGGAGCCGGGCAGTCCGCTGCGAACGCCCCGGACCCGGCCGTGCAGCGGGGCATCACCGTCACAGCGGGCCCCGCCGGCGCGGCCGGGTCAGCCGCCGGCCCGTCGCTGACCCTGGCCGGGAACGCGTTCGCCGGGCTCGCCCAGGGATCCGCCGCCGCGCTGACACCGTCCGCGGGCACGGCCAAGATGGTCCTGGCCGGGCTGGCCGCCGCGGCCGGCGCCGCGTACGACGCGACCATGGCGCACGGGCTGCTGGTCTTCGCCGGGACCGCCCCGGGCCTGGCCCTGGCCAGTCAGCCGGCTGCCGCCATCGCCGTCCCGGCCGGGGTGCCGCAGGCTGTCGCGACCGCGCCCGCCATCCCGCAGCGGGTGGTCAAGGGCTACTGCACCACCGCGCCCGCGGTTGCCGCCGCATCCGTATCCGCCGCCGTGCTGCCGGCCGGGACATTCACGGGCGGGGTCCGCGGGAACGCGGGCATCACCGCCGTGGTTGGCGAGCGGGCCTCGGTCAGCACGGGGGTGGGCGAATGACCGCGTCCGCGCCGCTGGACCTGTCCGGGTTCACCTTCCCTATGGTCGCGCCGACCGACACGATCGACTCGGTCACCGCCGCCGTGAACGGATGGGTGTCGGACCTGGCCATGGGGCCGCTGGCGTACGAGCTGCACGACGGCATCTCCGGCGCGCTGCTCGGCTCGGCCGCCGGGACGGCGAGCACCAGCCCGGCACACATTGACACGGTTATCTTCGGGCCGCCGGCCTGGGCGCAGCTGCACTGGCTGCACCTGCGGATCACCGCCGGCAGCGGCACCGCACCGCCCGGCGCGGTCGCGTCGGTGGACTACGTCGCCCTGTCGGTGACGTACCTGAGCGCCGGGATCCCGTTCGCCGCCCCGGTCTGCGTCACCCCGGCCGCGGCGGGCACCGCCCCGGACGCCAGCGGGCCGCGCGGGCGGCTGTTCATCGACGTCACCGTCTTCGCCGGCCCGACCTCGTCCCGGTCCCAGGTCTCCGCGGCCGGGACGACGGTCAGCGACGGAACGGCCGCCGCCCCGCTGGCATCCCGTGCGGCCGTCAGCGCGGGTAACGTATCCGTCCGGGCGCCGCTGGGCGCGGGAGTGTGAGCTGATGACGTCCTACCGGCTGTTCCCGTCCACGCCCGGCCCGTCCGCGCCGGCCTCCTACACCGGCAACTGGATCGCCGGGGCGTGCTTCACCGTCACCCGGGCCGGCATGTTCTTCGAGGGCTACTGGTGGTGGGTGTGCCCGTCCGGGGCCTCTACCGCCCCCGTCAAGTGCGCGCTGTGGGCGCACAAGGCCGGCGCGGCCGGCGGCGGCATCCTCGTCCCCGGCTCGGTGGTCACCTCCGGGCCGCTGACCGCCGGGCAGTGGAACTGGATCCCGCTGCCTGTGCCGGTCCCGCTGGCCATCGGCAGCACGTCCTCCACCCCGTACACCGCCGCGATCGGCGTTAACGGGAACTTCCCCGACACCCCGAACCAGTTCGGCACCGGGCAGCCGTACGCCGCCGGGATCACGAACGGGCCGCTGTTCGGCTTCGGGGCCAGCCCGGTCTCCTGCCCGTACACCGCCGAGCCCGCCCAGGCGTTCTCCACCGCCAGCTCCGACCCGGCCGCGGTCATGCCGCAGTCCCAGTCCCTGGCCGACAACTTCTGGGCCGACGTCCAGGTCACCGACGTCACGCCGGCCAGCTATACGGGCACGTACCGGCTGTGGCCGAACAAGGCCGACGCGGTCAGCGGGACCGGCGGCGACAGCCCTCTCAACTACGTCGTCGCCACCGAGATCCGGCTGAGCCAAGCCTGCTACGTGCAGAAGATCTGGTACTTCAGCCCGCCCGGCACCGCGCAGCTGGCCACGTCCGTCGATATCTGGGTGCCCACCGGGACCGGGACAACCGGCACCAGGATCTACGGGAACACCAGCCCGTCCTGGTCCGGCGCGGCCGGGTCCGGGTGGATCTCGGCCCCGGTCACGCTGACCCTGCCGATTGGCACGTACAAGGTCAGCATCTACAACGGCGCCGCCACCCCGGACAGCTGGAGCGCCATGACGTTCGGCTACTTCGGCGTCTACTCCGGGAACACGGCCAACGCCTGCGGCATCAGCGGGATCACCGAGGGGCCGCTGTACGCGCCGCCCACCACGGCGGGCCAGCAGTCGTATGAGTTCCTGAACTCCGCGGCCACCACCCCGCCGTACTCCAACGGGCTGACCGAGCCGGGCCAGGCCACGTTCGCGGTCGGGCCGCCCAACCAGTACCCGTACCTCTACGTGGACGGCTACTACCAGTGCTACTGGGTGGACCTGGAAGTGCAGCCGGTGGTGGCGGGGGCGGCGGTCGCGGCGGCCCGCGCTCCGTCGCCGCCGTTCCCCAGGGTTACGCCGTCGCCGCCGGCCGCGACCGCGAAGGCGGTCTCGCTGGAGCCGGTCACCGGCCAGATTGACATCACCGTGGCCGTCAGCCCCACCGCGTCCCGGGCGCAGATCGCCGCCGCAGGGCCGACCGCGGGTGACGGCAAGTCCGCCGGGCCGGTCACCCTGAACAGGAGCAGCTGATGAGCACGTCCATCTACAACACCGCCACCGAGTACATCGCCAACACCCTGACCATCACCCGCGGGCACGTCAGCGACATCACCCGGGTCGGGATCTACGTCAACACCAACCCCAACCAGATCCCGGCCGTAACCGACTTCACCACCGTCACCCTGGTCGATGGCACCATCCTGCCGCTGCCGCCGCTCGCTGTGACCGGGCAGGTGGACGTGGTGACCAAGGTCGGCCCGGGCAGCGCGGGCGTGCCGGCCGGGGACCTGTCAACGCTGACCCCGGGCAGCTACCAGGTGTGGGTCCTGGTGGTCACCGCCTCGGAAGCCATTATTCGGAAAGTGGATACGCTGACCGTGACCTAGGCTAGGAGCCGTGGTGAAACCGTACGTTACCGGTGACGGATGGCTGCGCGTCGCCTTCGACGGACCCGAGCTGGCTGTCATCGAGATGGAAGCCCCCGGCACCGGGTGGCAGCCCGCGTTCCTGGACTGGGACGAGGCCGGCCGGGTCGCGCAGATCCGCTGGGACGGCCCGGTCCCGGCCATGGTGATGCTGCGGGTCAACGGCCGGGTGACAGGCACCTGGCCGTAAGGGCCGCCGGGGCCTAAGCTGGAAGCTGGTCAGCCACCTCACCTCGTGCGGGACCACCGGAGGTGAGTGTGACCGCGCAGGTCTTCTACGACAACCAGTCCGAGATCGCCGTGCTGTCAGCCGGCTTCGCGGACGGCAACGGCACCCCCGCCGACCCGACCTCGGTGTACTGCGTGATCACCGAGCCGGCCGGGGTATCGGTCACCCACACCTACCTCGGCACCGCGCCCGCCGACATCGTCAAGGTGATGACCGGCAAGTACACCTTGTCCGTGCCGTGCTCACCGTCCGTCGCCGGGATCGACGGGCTGTGGGGGTATGAGTGGGTCGGCAGCGGGGTCGTCAGCGACGTCCAGCCCGGCACCTGGCGCGTCATGCCCTCCGCGGTCAGCCAGTTGTGGTACACCAGCCTGGAAGAGATGCACGACCGGCTCGGGATCACCGACACCAGCGACGATTCCCTGCTGCTTAACGCGATCGCCACGGCGGCGGGGTGGATTAATGAATGGTGCGGTAGACATTTCAATCGCATCGTAGAAGCCCGCACATACCAGCCGACGAATGTGTGGACATTGGATATTGACGACCTGGTCGATGACCCGTCCATCGTGATGACAGTCGATTACGACGGCGACGGCATTTACGAGCAGACCTGGGTCCGGGGCACCGATTTCGTGCTGCGCTACGGGCCGGGGCGGTTCAACCCGAACTACACCGGGACCGGTGCATCCCGGCCGTTCCGCCAGATCCAGGTCGTCCAGTCGGGTAAGTGGCTGCCGTTCACCTGGCCCTACAGCCACATGGACCGGGTCAAGATCGTCGGCCCGTGGGGATGGAAATCTGTCCCGTGGCAGATTTCGGAGTCGAACCGGATTCTCGCGTCTGACATCTATAAGACCAAGGACGCGCCTTTCGGCGTGGCCGGCGTTTCCGACATCGGCGTGATCCGCATTCAGAGCAATACTTCTGTAGTGGAGAATTTGCAGGCATTCGTCAATCCGAGACATAAAGTCGGAATCTGATAGGAGGAGAAATGACGTACGTTCCCGTCCTGCTGTGGGTGCCGGACACGGCAGAAGGCCCGGTCACCGACGCGGTTCACCTCAAGCCCTGCGATACCTGCCAGGCGATCATCCCGATGGAGGCGCAGGACGCCCATAATGCGGTAGAGCACCCGCCGCCGCCGACAGTCCAGCCGGTTTAGGGAGACCGGTGTTCGTCCTGACCACCGTCAACTGCCCCGCCCTGGTGCCGACCGTCATGCCGGCGGCCTGCGCCGGGAGCCGGGGCGGCTGCGGAGGACGCGGCCGGTTATGACGGCGGCCAAGCGGGTCAGCGCGATCTCCCCAAAGCAGGCCGCCGCGGACCGGGCCAACCTGGTCAAGGCCAGGGCCGCGCTGAAAGGCCGGGCGCGGACCGCCAAGCAGAAGGCGGCCTCGCGCCGGAACCTGGCCGTAGCCCGCGCCGCGCAGCGAGCCCGCGCCAGCGGCAAGGCCCCGGCGGTGCGGAAGAAACCAGCGGCGGCGCTTCCCGGCTGGGTGATGGCGGTCCAGCGGCTGGATGTCCCGGGCCTGGTTCCAAGTCCGGGAGCGCTCTGGCTGGATCTTCAGCTGCTGCCGGTGTGCGGGCCGGTCGCGCTGTCGGAGCATCTGCTGATCCACACCGGGGCCTGCGTCCAGCCCTCGGACATCATCGAGTTCTGGCAGCTGGCCGGGAACGTGCCGCTCGGCGAGCTGTTCGAGGCCGCCCGCGAGCACGGCCTGGGCGGCGAGCATCTGGCCTACTTCGAGCAGTGCGACCCGGACTGCGGCTCACCCGGCCTGATCTACGGGGTACAGCTCGGCAGCGGCTACCACGCGGCGCTGGCCACCGACGACGGGATGATCAGCTGGTGCCGGGCACTGCCCCGCGACGGCACGCCCGAGGAGGCGTGGTGGCTGGAGTGGGAGGGCGAGTGAAGATCTGCGACGGCTGCGGGCACCGCTATGACCCGGTGGGCTGCCGGTGGCGCTGCCCGGCCTGCGGGCTGAAAGAGAACTGCTGCGAGGGAGCACCCCAGTAACAACAGGAGGAGCCATGCCACCAGCCAAGCCACCAGCCAAGCCCAAGGGGAAGGCGCCCGCCAAGCCCGGGACCGCCGGCAGTACCGGCCCGGCCGCGAGCGGAACCACCGGGACCACCGGAGGACCCGCGAGCGCCCAGGGCGCCGGCAAGCCGTTCGGCGGCAAGCAGGCCCCGCCGTTCGGCGGCAAGGGCAAGGCAAAGGCGCCCGCGAAGGCGCCCGCCAAGCCGGCCGGCAAGGGCGCCGGGAAGTGAGCCCGGCGGGCGACAAGCTGCCCGCACCCCGCAGGCGCAGCAGCAAGGCGCTGCCCGACACTGCGGTGGCGGGCGATGCCATGTCCGTGGCCAAGACCGATGACGCGGTGGACATCGGGGTCGGCGCAGCCATCGTGACCGTCTATGAGTACACCGACCCGGACATCGGGCAGATCGGCCAGGGCGGGTCCGGCAGCATGACCGAGATCGGTGAGTGCCCGGTCTGCTTCGCCTACGGCGGCGGCGGGCATGGCGGCGGCTGCCCGAACGCCGGCAAGGACCCGGCTGACTGGGTGACCGACCCGCCGCCCGGCTGGCTGCGGCCCGGCGAGCAGGAGCAACCGCCAGGGGGTGGTCAAAGTTGACATGACCGCGATTCGCAACCAGCTGGCCGTCCAGATCACGCAGTACACCGGGCTGCGCTGCGACGGGCAGGCCCGGGACCACGTTAACCCGCCGTGCGCGGTGGTCGTGCCCGGCACGCCGTTCATCACCTACGGGCAGACCATTGACGAGGCGGCCGGATTCACTCTGGTCGTGCTGCTCATCATCAGCGACTCCGCTCAGGTAGAGATCACCCAGCGCGCGCTGGACGCCTACCTGGGCATCGGCCCGGGGGAAACCGAGTCGGTCCCGGCTGCGGTCCTGAAAGACCCGACGCTCATGGGCACCGCGGAATGGTGCGAGCCCATGACCATCTCGAACTACGGCAGAATAGAATATGCTGGCGTAACCTATTTCGGGGCCAGGCTAAACCTGCAGGGCGGAGCGCACTGATGCCGGATACCTGGACGAGGAAGCCGGCGAAAGGGGGTGGTCAGAGCCCATGCGTGTTCTAGTTCTTCATCCTGGGCCTTTACCCGACTTCAGTGTGCATGACGTCTTTGCTGGCTGGATGGAGGCGCTGACCGGCTTGCTCGGCCCGGGCAACGTCGCCCCTTTTAACATGAATGACAGGTTGGTAGCGTTCGGCAGCGCGCTGGTCGATACGCACCAGGTTGATGAGAGCGGCCACCCGATCGTGAAGAACATGTTCACCGAGGATGGTATCTTCCACGCCGCCATGGAAGGGCTCAGCCACGCGCTGCTGACCTTCTGGCCGGACGTCGTGCTGTGCATCAGCGGGTTCTACATGAACGCCGGGACCATGCAGCTGATGCGGATGCGTAACTTCAAGATCATCATGCTCACGACCGAGAGCCCGTATCAGGACGACGAGCAGATGACGCGCGCCCAGATGGCCGACCTGGTGCTGCTCAATGACCCGGTCAACATAGAGATGTTCCGGGAGCACGTGCGCGCCGAGTACATGCCGCACGCCTACCGGCCGTCGTTGCACCGGCCCCGGCAAGGCCCGCGTAACCCGGAACTGGCCAGCGACCTGTGCTTCATCGGCACCGCGTTCCCCAGCCGGGTCTCGTTTTTCGAGCTCATGGACCTGGACGGCATCGACGTACTGCTCGGCGGCAACGAGTGGGGCAAGCTGGACCCGGCCTCCACCGTGGCCCGGTTCGTCGGATCCGAGCTCGGGCAGCCCGACTGCGTCGACAACGAGCAAGCGATCGGGCTGTACCAGCACGCGAAGATGGGAATCAACTTCTACCGGCGGGAGACCAGCCCGTACGAGCACTGGAACGGCCAGGCGTACGCCATGGGGCCGCGCGAGGTGGAGATGGCGGCGGTTCAGCTGCCCTTCATCCGCGACCCGAGACCCGAAGGTGACGCAGTGTTCCCGATGCTGCCTACTTTCGGTGACCCGAAGGACGCCAGCGACAAGCTGCGCTGGATGCTAGCTCACGACGCGAAACGGGAGGAGGCCGCGCGCCAGGCCCGGTCTGCCATCGCCGACCGCACGTTCGAGGCCAACGCGAAGCGGTTCCTGACCCTGGCTGAGAAGCTGTGATACTCCCATCGGTGGGAGGATCAGGCGACGGGCCGCCCGTCCTCGGTGAAGGACATGCCCAGCTGCTCGGCGGCCAGCCGGATCATGGCCAGCGCCCGGACGTGTTCCTTGCTGTCCAGAGGCATCTCGCCCAGGTTCACGACGCTCCCAGGGTCGGCTACTGAGGGCCTGCGCGGATGTCCCGCGGGTGCGCTCTCCCGCGGTCACCGCCCGGTTCCCCGTTGGCTCCGCCGCGCCTCCTGCTCGCCCGGCCGGGTGTGAGGCCGTCCGACTCGCTTCCGCGCCCTGGGAGCGGTATCAGGTTATCGTTACCGAGCCGACGATGTGGGTGGTCGCGCCGGCCGAGATGTCGATCTGCGCGACGTAGGCGGTCACGGCGGGGACCAGGTTCGACCTGGCGGTGACGGTTGCCGAGCCTACGACGCCGGACAGCGAGCAATTCCAGGCGAACGTGTCGGCGCTGATCGTCGGCGTACCGAGCACGCCGGACGGGTCGGAGATCGTGTAGCCGATGCTGTCGGCGGTGTTGGTGTTATCCGAGGCATCCTTGGGCGTCGCGGTAATCGCGACAGCGGTGCTGACGCCAGCGGTTCCGGTGGCCATGACTGCTCCTCCGTTAGGGTTGTGAACGCTGATATGTGGCAGGAGCTGCAAGGTGCAGTCCAGCCGGACGGTTGGTAGCTGGGTGATCCACGGGACCAGCTGATCGGCGTAGCTGGTCAGTACTCCGGGCAGCACCGCCTGCCCTTCATAAACTATGGCGGCGGCTGCCAGCGCCGATGCCCGGACGGCCTCGCTGTCCATCAGCGGCTCCGTATCTAGTCCTAGCCCCAGTGCAAGTTTGCCAGGCTGTCGTCGGTCTTCCCGCCCGGCCCGTGCTTAGCGCGCTGGCCTGGATCGGGGCGCCCGCGGAAGGCGAGCAGCACCAGGCGGCCGACCGGGACGAACCGGACCCGGCCGTACTTAGACAGCCCGGCCATCCGGTATCCAGCGGAATTGACACCGACGTTGAGCAGGCCGCCCGCGGTCGATGCCCGGGGCAGGCTGTAGACGTTCCCATGGTCGGAGACCTCGTAGAAGCCCGCGTACCCGGGAACTGGCAGCCATCGCTCGGGCTGGACCGGCCCATGTCACCAGGGTAGACGGGACTTCATAAACCAGCCAGCGTATCGTGGCTCCTGATAGCGCCGAGGCCCCGTAGCTGCCCCCGGTCCAGGGTCCTGCACGGATGGCGGAGCCGGCTCCCAATCACTCATAGTGAGGAGTCGACTAGTGTCGCGCATCCACGGGCGCAATGGGATCGCTTACGTCTCAATCGACGCATCAGGCGGTGCTAGCCCCACTGCGGCACCCATGGCATTCCTGTCCGCCTGGTCTATGAACTTCACTGTGGCCAAGGTAGACGTCACGGCTATGGGCGACCAGAACCTGATCTGGGTCGCAGGACTCCCGGACGCCTCGGGCGACTTCACGGGATTCTTCGACACCGCAACCGCTCAGACGTACGTCGCAGCCACAGACGGCCAACCACGCAACTTCTACCTGTACCCGTCGTCCATCGCAGCACTCCAGGGCCAGTATTTCTTCGGGCTCATTCTACCTGACTACAGCATCACTGGTGGAGTCACGGCAGCTGTGTCACTCAAGAGCACCTGGAACGCTGCCAGTCGCATCCAGCGCTACCCCACCTACGGACTCCCGGGTACCTAACCGGACCCTCCCACTGGTGGGAGAAACCGTCGTCGCGCACGGCCCCCGCGCCACTGCGGGGGAGCTGCCCTCACCTGCACACGAGAGGAGCAGACCGTGTCCGACATCGAGGAAGCCGGGCTGGACATCGACTTCGACGCCGAGCTCGCCGGCATCCAGGCAACGTCGTCCGGGATGGAGCCGGTGCCCGCCGCCAAGGTGGAGCTGGTCACCGGCCAGGTGGTCACGTCCGACCGGACGATCGAGTTCATGGGCAAGCGGTTCAGGGTCGCGGACAAGATCGGCCTGATGCCGTTGCTCAAGTTCTCGGCGTTCGCCGACGTGGCGGTCCAGGACCCCAGGGCACTGGGCGCGCTGTACGCCATGCTGCGCGATTGCATTCACCCCGGCCACCCGGAATGCGGCAAGTGCGAGGACTGCAGAGGAGGCAACGAGCTGTCCTGCAAGGAATACGACCCGGGTGACTGGCGCGCGTTCGAGGACCACGCCTGCGAGACCAAGGCGGACGCGGACCAGCTCATGGAAGTGGTAACCAAGGTCATCGAGATCGTGGCCGGCCGCCCTACCGGGCAGCCATCGCCCTCCTCTGCTGGACGGCAGTCCACGCGGGACGCGTCGATGGCTCGCTCATCCGCCAGGGGTCGCCGGGCCTCCAAGCGCTGACGCCGCGGCAAGCCTGCAATGTCGCATACGCAACGCTCGCCGACCGCTGCCAGAGCGAGGAGGAGCTGGAGCAGCTAGACGTCCAGATCGGCATGGTGGCCAACCCGGACGAGGAGGCCCTGAAGGCGCTGCGCGCCCACCAGGAGGAGATGGGCCTTAAGTTTGACGATCCGGATGCCCCGGTTGCCGTGTCGGGCGATGACGGGCTACCTGCCTGGATGCAGCACGACGAGGAGTTCAGATGACAGGCGTACCGATGCTAGCGAGGGCGTCCGTACGGGCGGCCCCAACAAACGTTGCCTGGCTCGAACAAGCCAGCGGGGTCTATCCGGCGGAAACGCAAACCTTCCGGTCGCAAACCAAGTACGGCAGCCACGTATCCAGCGAACGCAGGGAACTCGTGCCACTGTTCGCACATTGCGCCTGGATTTCGCCACATGATCATAGACCAGCTCCGGTACATCGGATGCGAACTGCGCCCGTCAAGGTACCGACGCGAGTTATGCGATTGTTCAACGTCGCTGGCCCAGCGAACGTTATCCGGATCGTAATTGCCAGCAGGATCCGGCCAGCGATCGAGCGAAGCGCCTGGTGGCCTGGGTCCGAGCAGGCGCTTGATGTCTTCAGCGAACAGGCTGACGTCATGCCAGCGATCACAGACTGTGACGCCCCTGGCACCGTAATACCGGTACTTCCCGCTACTCGGGTTATAACACCGCCGCATCATGTTTGTCCAAAGACTGTAGAGCTGCCTGTCAACCGCATTCTTCCTGGTGAGGCCGTGAATCGTTCTAGCGGGCATAGCTCGATTCTATCAGGTGAGAAGGTAATGACGTTCGAGGACCCGGATGCCCCGGTCGCGAGCGACGGCAAGTTCGACCCGGAGGGCGACCTGCCATGGCGATAATCATCCCGGGCCAGATCGAGTGGGACGAGGCCGCCCTTTATGAGGTGCTGAACGACCCGGCCGGGCCGGTCGGGGTGTTCATCATGTACCTGGACGAGAAGGCCGTCGCCGTCGCCAAATCGGTCGTGCACGTCCTGCCGGGCACTAAGCGCAGCGGCTACTGGTTCCCGTCCAGCACCGCCGTCCGGCCGCCGGGCACGACCAGGGGCACGATCCGGACCCACGGCCCGGTGATCGGCAGCCGCGGCGGCCTGTACGGCGGCGGCAACGCGATGTATACCGGCATCTTCCTGGAGTACGACAAGCCGCACACCGAGCAGATGTACGACCGGTACCCGTTCATGACCACCGGGCTTGAGTCCCTGGAAGCCGAGTTCGGCTGATGCCCAAGGTCCTCGGAGATGTGGCATTTGTCGTCTACCCGGACACCACCCGGTTCCGGCCCGAAGCCGACGCCGGGATCAAGGCGGCGCTGGCGGGCATGCGGGCGTCGATCCCGCTCACCGCCGACGCCAGGCAGGCCGAGGCGACGTTCACCGCGCTCGCGGCCAAGCTGTCCGCGCTGTCCAAGACGCTGACCTCCATCCCGATCAGCGCCGATGATAAGAAGCTGAACGCCCAGCTCCTCGATCTGAAGGCCAAGGTCGCCGTCGCGGCCAAGAACCTGCAGAACCTGCCGATGGACGTCGATACGACCAAGATCGACCTCAAGATCGCGTCCTCCATGGTCAAGCTGCGCGCGTTCAGTCAGCAGCTGACTCAGCTGTCGATGAACCTGGACTCCAAGAAATTCGACGCCAAGGTCCTTGACGCGCAGGCGAAGCTGAAGACCCTGCAGCGGCAGGCGTCGGAGTTCCAGGTGGACCTGGACACCAAGCGGGCCGCGCTGCACCTGATCGAGCTGGAGAACCAGGCAGACCGGCTGCAGGCCAAGCTGGACGACGAGGAAGCCGACATCGACACGGCCGAGGTCCGGGCCAAACTGGACGTCGTCCTGGCCGAGATCGAGCTCATCAACTCCGAGGCCCGCAAGATCGAGCTGGTTGCCAACTACTTCTCGCTCATGCGCGCGGTCGCCGTGGCCAAGGCCGAGCTCACCGGCCTGCAGGCCCAGGCGCGCGACATCCCGCTGATGAACTCGGCCCAGATCGACAAGGTGATGGCCCAGACCGCGGCCGAGATCGGCCTGATCACCAAGCTGAGACAGGAGGCGGCCGATGTCCGCATGGGCGGCATCGACCCGGTGGGGCTGGCCAGGTCAGCGGCCGAGATCGCGGGCATCGACGCCCGGATGCAGAAGCTGACCACTGACACGGCGGCCTCCACCGGGATATGGGCGACCCTTACCGGCTGGCTGGGCCGGTTCGCCGCAGCCAACCAGAAGATCGGCTGGGGCGCGATGATCGGCGGCATCGCCGGCTGGCACATCGTGCTGGACGCCGCGATCGAGGCCATCATCATCGCGACCACGTCGCTGCTGGCGCTCGGCGCCGGGTTCGCCGGGGTCTACCGGGCAGTGGACGAGCTGGCTTACCACACCAAGGCGTCGCTGAACGTGATGACCGCGTACGGCGTGGACGCAGGCACGCTGGCCGGGGCGCTGGACAACCTGCAGAAATCGCTGGCCCCGCAGGTGATCGAGGCGTTCGGCGGCGCGCTCAACCTGGCCTCTGGCCAGACCAACGCGCTGTACCGGGCGGCTCACCAGGTAGTTGACCTGTTCGACACCTGGATCGCCAAGCTGGACATCTGGGCGAACAGCCAGAAGAACGTAGGCGGCCTGCTGCAATCCGGGGTCGGGTTCCTGTCCCAGATGGGCAAGGCGATCGGCATCCTGGCCCAGGCCATCGACAACTTGCTGACCAAGGATCCCGGGGTCGCGCACTACCTGCTGGACATGATCCAGGGCTTCGCCGAAGTGCTCAACCTGTTCTCCAAGCTGCCCGGCCCGATCGTAACGGCGACCCTGATGTTCCACGGGCTGTGGGTCTGGGTCTCGGTGCTCGGCGGCGTGTTCGGCAAGCTGACCGCCCCGATCGTGGGCGCGGTCACCTGGATCGTCAAGCAGGGCACGGCCAGCACGGCTGCCGCCACGGCCACCGAGGCGCATGCCACGGCCACCGAAGCGCTGACCGTGGCGATCGCCGAGCAGACCGGGGCGGTCACCGCGCTGACCGCCGCGCTGACCGGGGAAGCCGTCGCCGAGACGGCGGTGGCGGAGGGGGCGGTTGCGGATACCGCCACGCAGGCCGCCGACGCGCTGGCCACCGAGGCCGACGCCGCGGCCAACGCCGCCAACGAGACCAGCCTGCTGGGCCGGGCGTTCAGCGGGGCGCTCGGGTTCCTGCGGGGCTTCGGCACGCTCGTCGCCAACATCGCGGAGAAGGGCCTGGTCGCCCTGGGTGGCGCGCTGCGGACCGCCGGCGCCGGGCTGGCCGCCTTCGGGCGCGGGCTGCTGGCGCTGCTGGCCAACCCGCTGACCTGGTTCCTGCTCGCCACCGCCGCGATCATCGCGATGGCCATCGAGGCCCGCAAGGCAACCCCGGATGTCGCCAAGCTGATCGACACCCTGAACCAGAAGATCAACTCGGATCAGGCGTCGCAGGCGATGACGGACATCAGCGACGCCATCGGCCAGGCGAACGCCAAGATCAACGAGATCAACTCCGGCGGCGGGGTCGCGACGTTCAACCAGAACTGGCACACCTTCGGCGGCACCTGGCAGAACATTTCAGCGGAAGTGATGTCCACCGCCGGCGCGTTCGGCAAGGCCCTCGGTGACATCCCCCAGTCGCTGGCCTCCTGGCCGAACCTGAAGAACACCGTCATGGACTTCGGGCACGCCTTCCACGATTTCTTCGGGCACCCGGGCGCGCCGGCCGAGATGGCGCGGAACATCTCGCTGCTCAACCAGCAGATCAACAACTGGCTAGGCCAGGACCGGAACCTGTTCGCCGAGACCGGCGCCCTGATGTTCAACCAGGACAAGCTGAAGCTCGGCACGATGAACTACACCCAGGCTCTCACGCTGATGAACCTGGCCGGGGTCCGGTCCACCGACAGTCTCGCGGTAATGAGCCAGAAGGTCGACAACCTGGTCAAGGGCTACGCGGAGATGGGCGCGGGCGGGACGCAGCTGCAGGCGTCGATCAACGCGGTCACGTTCGCCACCGAGATGCAGGACTCCAAGGTCTCCGAGCTGAACCAGGGCTGGGACGCGTTCTTCAAGCTGGTCTCCGGCGGGTCATCGGACTTCCTGGGCTTTGCCAAGCAAGTCAACGGGATGAACGAGGCGTTCGGCGGGGCGACCCAGGGAACCGTGGCCCTGACCATCGCCAACGGCAAGGTCAGCGAGTCCATCCGGAACGCGGCCGGCTCTGCTCAGCAGGGCAAGGCGACGATGACCGGGCTGAACGACGCGTCGATCGCCGCTCAGCAGACCTTGCTGCAGACCGCCTCGGCGGCCAACACCCAGATGGACTCGCTGACGTCGCTGTCGGCCGCGGCCGGGCTCGGGCAGCACGGCATGGACCTGCTGCAGCAGGCCACCAAGGACATGCTGAGCCAGATGCTGCCGGCCGCTCAGGGCAGCCAGCAGATGACCGATGTGCTGTACGCCCTGGCCCAGCGCGGCGGGTACAAGGGCGCCGACTCGTTTAAGGAACTGTCCCACTGGATCGACACGAACTCCGGGTCGGTCAAGAACGCTAAGCCCGGGATGGCCGACCTGCAGGGCATCGTCACCACGATGACGACTAAGGCCGGCAACCTGGCCGATGACGTCAAGAACCTGTCGATCGCCCTCGGCCAGAACCTGACCCAGGCCATGGCCAGCGCCGTCGTCATGGCCAGCGGCGGCCAGAAGGCCATGAACGACTTCGCCAACGCGGTCATGCACAGCAAGTTCAACAGCGATCAGCAGAAGACCTCGGCGCTGGAGCTCGCCCAGTCGCTGCTGCTGGCCACCGGTAACGTCAACGACGCCAAGACCCAGTTCATGTCGTTCGCGCTGGGCGCCCTGCACCTGACCAAGGACGAGGCCACCCAGCTGTGGGACGAGATCTCGCCCAAGCTGACCCCGGCGGTCAAGAAGTCCGGCGACACCGCCGCGCAGGCCAAGAAGGACTTCGAGGCGTTCGCCGGCCAGAGCGGCAACCAGGGACTCGGGCTGACCACCAAGAAGGCCGACGAGCTGTGGAAGAAACTGGATGGAAACCTCGGCGCTACCCTGTCTGACCTGGCCAAGTCCAAGGCCCCCGGTGCCAAGGCGGAGTTCGAGAAGCTGGCCGGTGACCCGACCCACGGCCTGGGCCTGACCAAGGACCGGGCCGACAAGCTGTGGAACTCGCTGCACGGCAACCTGGGCAAGGAACTGGGCAGCCTGGGCGGCCCGCAGTCCGACGCGCTGAAGTCCAAGGCGAACTTCGAGGCGTGGGCCGGGTCTGGCGGCAAGAGCGGCATGTCGCTGACCAAGAAACAGGCCGACGAGCTCTACACGGCGCTGGGCGGCGGCGGCAAGGGCGGCCTGAAAGGCGCCATTGACCAGCTGCCGGCCGGCAAAACCATCAAGCTGAACGTGGACACCACGTCCGCCAACAACGCCATCAGCAACGTCCAGACCCGGCTGAGCCAGGTCGCCCAGGCGGTCACCGGGCGGCTCGGCGTGGCCCCCGCGGCGGCCTACAAGCAGCACGGCGGGCTGATCACCGCCGGGACCGGGCCGACCGCCGACGACGTGCACATCCTGGCATCCCGCGGCGAGTACGTCATCCGGGCCGCCTCGGTCAGCCGGTACGGGCTCGGCATCATGAACGCGCTCAACAAGGGCGACGTGCACCCCGGCGCGGTCGGCGCCGTGGCCGGGTTCCGGGCCTCCGGCGGGATCATCGGCTACGCGGCCGGCGGGCCGGCCAGGATGGCGGCGGGCGGCCCGGCCGGCGGGGGCGGGGCTCAGTCACTGGCCGGGGCGATCAACGTCCTGAGCGGGGCGCTGGAGGTGCTGTTCGCCCAGCGGATCCCCGCCTGGATGCAGCAGTTCGCCTCCCTCGGGAATGTCACGTTCCTCAAGCTGGCGAACTCGCTGCAGACGACATTCGCCACCGTGCTGACCGCCATGTTCACGGCGAAGCTGCCGGCCTGGCTCATCGCGGCCGAGGGCGGGTTCCGCAAGCTGTGGAACAAGGCCGCCGCCGACTTCGTCTCCGGCCTGCAGTCCGCGCTGGCCGCGTTCTTCGCCAGTACCGTCCCGGGCTGGCTCGCCGGCCTGGAAAACGGGTTCAAGCGGTCCTGGCAGGTCATCGCGGGCACCTTCCAGGGCACCTTCGTCAGCCCGGTCCAGGCCTTCTTCGGCACCACGATCCCGGCCGGGTTCGCCAGCCTCACCGGCAAGGCCCACTCGACTTTCGATGACGTCGCGCAGTACTTCTCCGGGCACGTGGACAAGCCGGTCAGCTCGGCGATCAGCGCCTGGTCCGGTGACATCGTCACCGCCTTCAAGAACGGCTGGAACTCCGCGGCCGGCACGTTCAACAACAGCGTTGTCGGCTGGATCAACGCCAACATCCTGAAGAACCTGCCGGGCAGCCTGTCCATCCAGCCGATCCCGCAGTTCGCCGGCGGCGGCATGGTGCACCTGGGATCCGGCCCGGCCGCCGACGACGTGCACGCGCTGCTCAGCAAGGGCGAGGTGGTCGTGCCCACATCCATGGTCAGCGCCGGCGCGGTCGATCACCTGCGGGGCAAGCTGCCCGGGTTCGCCGGCGGCGGGTACGTCGGCTACGCGGCCGGCGGTGCAGTTAACCAGAGCCCCGTGATTCCCGGCAGAGCCCCGTACGTGGACCCCCGCGACGTTTCCGGCGGCAGGTGGGTGCACCACCCCGGCAGAGGCGATGCCCCCATCGACCTCAACCGGAGGATGCCCCACTTTGCCGCGGGCGGCGCGGTTGAGCAGTCCATGCTCAACTTCATGATGAGCAAGCAGGGGCAGGCTTACTCCGAGGCGAACCGGTGGGGCAAGCCGCCCTGGGACTGCTCGTCCCTGCTGTGGACGGCTGCCTCCTCATCCGGCGTGCCGATCCCCCAGTCCGCCGCTATCGCCGCATCCGAGGCCGACTGGTTCGGCGCCTGGTCAGGTGACTACGCCTATAAGCAGCTCAGCCAGATCCAGACCGGCGACATCGTCTTCTCCTCCGGGGCGGCGCCGGGGCCGTCCAGCTACGGGGGCATCGGGCACGTCGGCATGGCAGCCAGCCCGAGCACGCTGATCTCCGCGCTCGGTACCCAGTACGGCGTCACCACCTCGCCCATCGGGACCGGCGGGTTCGTCGTCGGCATCCGGCTGGGCGGGGTGCAGGGCAAGGGGATACTGCCGGCTGCCGGGCCGTCCGGATGGGGCGGCGTGACCCAGATGTGGCAGGACCTGGAAGGACTGACCACGTCATCGGGCACCGCGCTGTCCGGCACGACCGCGAAACTGGCCCAGTACGTCCAGGGCGGCTCCAAGGCCCTGCTGGCCCTGGCCAGCAAGGGCGCGCAGGCGATCTTCGATGCCATCTGGAAGGAAGATATCGCGCCGGCTGTCGCCCGGCTGCCGAAGGGCACGATGCCCGGGGCCTTCATCCAGTCTCTCGCCGGCCTGCTGGACAAGGGCATCAGCGGCTACATGAAGCAGAAGGACCAGAGCGCCCAGCAGCAGGCTGCCGCGACATCCGGCGTCCCGGCCGGGATGGGGCCGACCTCGGCAGATGCCGCTGCCGCGCAGGCATATGCCAGATCCCGCCTCGGCGCGTTCGGGTGGCAGGCGAATCAGTTCGGTCCCCTTCAGGCACTCTGGACCCAGGAGTCCGGCTGGAACCGGCTGGCGCGCAACCCGTCTTCCGGCGCGTATGGCATCCCGCAGGCCCTTCCCGCGTCCAAGATGGGGCCGCTCGCCAACCCGCCGACCAGCTCCGCGTCGGCCCAGATCGACTGGGGCCTGAACTACATCAAGAGCGTCTACGGCTCGCCGGCCGGCGCGGAAGCCCATGAGCTGGCCAGCCACTGGTACGACCAGGGCGGCGTGCTCAAGCCGGGCCTGACCCTGGTCATGAACGGGACCGGGCACGACGAGACGATCCTCCCGCACACCCCGCACGAGGTCATGGGGTACGCCGCCGGCGGGCTGGCCGGGTACCAGCAGAAGCTGGGCGGCGACCAGTACCGGGAGATCCTGGACTACAACGCGTTCCGCGCCGCGGCGCTGTCCGCCCTCGCGCACGCCGCCGCTGGCAGCGCCGTGGCCCGCTACCACACCTCGATCATCAACGAGCTGGGCACCCTGGCCGGCCGGCAGGGCAGCGAGGCCGCCGCGTACAAGCCCGTGGTGGGCGCGCACGTTACCGCCGCGGAGATCAGCCATTTCATCTCGATGATGAAAGAGGAGATCAAGACCACCCAGGACGTTGGACTGGGCAAGGTGCCCGGCACCGCGCTGGGGCTGCTCCGGGCCAAGCTGGAGGCGATGGCGACCGCCGCCGCGCAGGAGCCGTCCCTGCCGGGCAGCGCGGGCGGCGGCCCGTTCCCGGCCTGGAAGACCCCCTCCGGGACCATCGCGCTCGGCAACTTCTATGCGCAGGTCGCCGCCGAGCAGAAGACCGAGGCGCTGTACTACAAGCACGTCGCGGACGGGTTCAGGGCCAGCCTGGCCAAGGCCAAGCCGGGCGCCTGGGACTACGCCCACCGGGCCGTCATCCGCAGCGAGCTGGCGACCCTGGCCAAGGGACAGAACAACGAGCTGGCCGCCTACACGGCGCTGATGACGCGCAAGCCCTACCCCCCGGTCAAGACGGTCCTGGACCACTTCACCGCCACGCTGAAATCCGAGGCCGCCACCACCCGGGACGCCGACCTGTCGCACGTGCCCGGCGGCCACCCCGCGCTGATGCAGGGCCTGTACGCCGAGCTGGGCAACCTGTACCAGCTGGTCGGCAGCCGGATCGGTGACCCGGTCACCCCGTTCGGCACTGACCTGGCCGCCCCCGCGCTGCCCAAGCGGGGGACCCCGGCCTGGATCACGCTGGCCGGCATCTACGGCTGGATGGCCAGGGGAGGCATTGTCGGTTTCGACCGCGGCGGCGTGCTCCCGCCCGGACTTACGGCAGCCTGGAACGGGACAGGACGCAATGAAGTTATCTCCCCCGTCCCGCCGGGCGGCGTCATCGGCCCGGGCGGGATGACCCCCGGGGAAATGCAGCTTATTAACAGAATGGATAAATTGATCGCGATAATGGGCGCGGCCCCGGCGGCTTATTCTGCCGCTCTCAATAACGTCGCCGGGCGCGCTGCTAACAGGGGCTATTATGGCTCGGTGAGGTGATTATGCGCGATTAACCGGCGATTAACCAGCAGCGTAAAGCCCGCGGCCATCGTCTGACCAGTCGGACGGTTCACGGAGCCGGGTGTCCTAGCAGGAAAGGAACCCGCGGCCCGTGACGACTCCCGGCTTGTACGACTCGATGACGATCGGCACTGCGATCGAACTATTGGGCCAGCCCGGCGGCACCCCGTCGATGATCCCCGAGCTGGTTAACGCCGCCGGGCAGGCCGCCGTCTTCCAGTTGCTTGCTCCGCCGCAGGGCGGCGGGTCCGGGCTGTCCTACGGGATGAGCTACGACCTGGGCGCGCCGCAGCCGACCACCGACATCGTCCAGTCCCTGCTGCTGGACGGCGAACGCCCGTTCGGGTACCGCGCGTCCAACCGCGAGATCCACCTGCCCGTCAAGATCACCGCGCCGGACATCCCGACCATGAACGCGGCCCGCGAGTTCCTGATGGCCACCGTGGACAAGCAGGCCTGGGAGCTGGCCTGGACCCCGGTCACCACCGGGCTGCCGCTCGTGTTCGACTGCTTCCGGGCGCTGCCCACGGTCATCACCTACGGCTTCCTGATGAACCAGCAGCCGGTCACGGTGATCACGCTGCACTTCCAGGCGCTGCCGTACGGCCGGTCCGACCCGAACGGGCTGCAGCAGGTCGCGTTCGCCTCCCCGCTGCTGGGCGGCATCGCGGCCCCGCCGGCCCCGGTCGTGCTTGACAACTTCGGCACGGTATCGGGCGCCAACTGGACCGCGAGCACCCAGAAGTACGTCACCGGCCCCACCTCCGCGCACTGGACCCCGCCGGCCGCGGCCTGGGGCTCGGCCTGCACCTACTCCAGGGGCGGCCTGGGCTCGCTGAACATCAGCGGCCTGCCGGTGCTGTCGGTCTGGGCCGGGCTGACCTACGACACGGCCCATTTCGGTCCCTGGCCGGCGATGACCGTCAACCTGACCCTGGCCTGGGTGCTGACCGACAACGGCGGCCACACCATCGACTTCTCCCGCACGTACAACCGGCAGCGCTGGGCGAACAACGCGGCCAACCCGTCCTGGGTCCGGCATACCGCCAACATCCCGCAGGGCGTGCCCGGCTTCAACTACAACGCGATCTCGTCCTACTCGGTCCGGATCTCCAACTTCACCTACAAGGGCACCACGGTGCTGATCCGGCTGCACGCCTGGCTGGACAACATCGTCGCCAACCCGCCGTCGCTGTCCGTCCCGGCCTCCCAGCGCGGCACCATCTACACGATCATGGGCGCGGCCGGCACCGCCCGGACCCCGTTCTCCTGCCAGTTTCAGCTGCCGCAGGCCGGGCCGGTGCAGACCGAGCTGACCGGCGCCGGGGCCTGGTGGCCGCCGCTCGGAGTGACCACCGTGCAGGCCGAGGCGATCGGCGGCGGCGGCGCCGGATCCAGCCGCACCACCGCGGGCCAGGGCGGCGGCGGCGGCGGCGGGGAGTACGCGCGGGAACCCTCGCTGGCCGTCGCGGCCGGCACCCCGGTCCCGTTCTCCTGCGGCGCGGGCGGCTCGCCCGGCGACACCCAGCACGTCGTGGTGTTCACCTCGCCCGGCGCCGGGTCCTGGCTGGTGCCCGCGGGCGTCACCACGGTCAAGGCCGAATGCTGGGGCTCCGGGGCCGGCGGCGCGCCGGGCGGGGGCGGCGGGGGCGGCGGCGAGTACGCCACCGAGGCCTCGCTGACCGTCGTGCCCGGTAACCGGATCCCGTTCACCATCGGCAGCCCCGGTTCCGGGGCCGGGAACCTGCCCGGCTACGGCACGATCCAGCAGCGCAACGGCAACACCACGACGTTCGGCTCGCCGCTGACCACCACGGTGGCCGTCGTCGCGCACGGCGGCCTCACCGGCCTGCTGGGCGGGACCACGGGCGGCGCCGGCGGGTCCGGGTCCGCGAACACCACCCACAGCAACGGCGGCACGGGCGGCACCGCGCCGAACGCCGGCGGCGGCGGGGGCGGCGGCTCCGGCGGCACCGCGGCAGCCGGCAACACGGGCGGCGCGGCCTCGGGGAACACGGGCGGCACCGGGGCCAGCGCGGTAGCCGGCGGCGGCGCGGGCGGCGCGGGCTCTCCGGCCAATGGCTGGCCCGGGTACGCCAGCGCCCCGGGCGGAGGCGGCGGCGGAGGTTTCAGCACCAGCTACAACGGCGGCGGCGGCAACGGGGCCACCGGGCAGGTCCGGGTCACCTACATCGTCGCGTCCGGGAACCCGGTGAACGGCGGGAGCACCACGTTCGGGTCAGCCGGGACCACCGGGACCGTGGTCACCGCGCACGGCGGCGGGTCGGCTCCGCTGAACTCCGCCACGAACGGGACCGGGGCGGGCGGCAGCACCAACTCGGCGCACTTCACCGGGGGCAACGGCGGCCTGGGCGGGTCGCCGGCCGGCGGCGGCGGGGCCGGATCGGGCGGGTCGGCCGCCATCGGGAACAACGGCGCGGCCGGCGCGTCCGGCGGCGCGGGAGCAGCGGCCGTGGCCGGCGGCGGCAAGGGCGCTAACGGCGCCACGGCGGCCGATACGCCGGGCCAGAGCAATTCCCCGCCCGGCGGCGGGGGCGGGGGCGCGTACATGAACACGGCCGCGCAGCCCGGCGGGACAGGCGGGGCCGGCAGCATCGTGCTGACCTGGACCCCGCCACTGGCCCCGTTCGGCACGCTGATCGCCCACCGGCCCGGCCCGGACGCCCCGGAGAACCTGAACCCGTGCGTGCCGGTCTACCCGGCGGACAACCCGGACGGCCGGCAGTACACCGTGCCGCAGGTGATCTCCGGGGTCAACTCGCTGTACCGCGGCACCTACAGCGTCGTCCTGATGAACTTCACCTGGGACAACCCTTCCGCCGTCCGGCAGGTCACCCTGTCGGTCTACCAGTACGAGTACGCCAACGGCCCGGTCTGGACCACGCAGCTGACCCGGTCGATCACGCCCTCCACCGACATCACCAACGGGCTGATCGTGATGGGCGAGGTCACCCTCCCGGTCAAGGACATGGACCCCTCCAACACCAGCGCGTACTACGCCGTCTCGGTCACCGACACCGACCAGGCCGACCAGTTCCTGGATGTCCTGTTCCTCGACACCCAGGGGCAGACCGTCATCGTCAACATCCCGCCCGGCAACGCGTACGTCAACTTCCTCGTGGACGAGCCGACATCCGACCGGGACCTGGGCCGGATCATGGGATCCAACCTGGACCGTTCCCAGGCGATCAGCTGCCTGGACTCCTGCATCGTCTCGGGCGGGCCACTATACCTGAACCCCGGTGATAATACATTCTTGTGTTATTCACCGTCAGGCGCACCAAACTTGGCAGTCTCATATTTGCCGCGCTGGTATTCCGATCGCCTTGTGTAACATGAGTACCACATCAGTTTACGCGAGCCCGGGCGGGCGGCCATGACCACCCCGGGCCAGAACCCCAACCTGCTGCCCAACTCCACGGCGGCCAAGGGCAAGGACGTTGAGGCCCGGCTGATCCAGCACATCGCCACCCACCCCGCCGTCCCGCCGTCCCTGGTCTACGGCCAGAACCCCGGGCAGGTCTCCCAGGCCGCGAACGGCACGTACACGTGGACCTGCCCGGCCGGCGTGACCACGGCCAAGGTCGAGTGCGTCGGGGCGGGGGCGGGCGGCGGGGGCGGCAGCTCCGCGAAGGGCGGCGAGGGCGGCGGGGGCGGTGAGTACGCGGCCGAGCCCGCCTACCCGGTGGTGCCCGGCCAGGTCTACACGTACGTGGTCGGCAACGGCGGCAACGGCGGGACCACGGGCTACGGCGGCCAGAACGGGTCTGACACCATTTTCGACACGGCTGGCCTGGGCCTGCCCGCCGGGGTGTTCGCCAACGGCGGCCTGGCCGGGACGGGGTTCACCGGGGGGCCGGGCGGCGGCACCGGGTTCGGCAACGCCAACAACAGCCCCTCGGGCAACCAGCACAGCCCCAACAGCGTCGCGCGGCCGGGCGCACCGGGCGGCGGCGCGAACAACCAGGGCACCGGGGGCTGCGGCGGCGGCGGCGCGGGCGGCGCGACCGCGGGCGGGACCGGCGGGTCCACCTCGGGATCGGCGACGGGCGCGGCCGGCGGCGCGGGCAACCCTCCCGGCGGCGCCGGCGGCGCGGGCGGCAACAGCGCGGCCAGCGGCTCCGCGTCCGTGCAGTCGGGCGGCGGGGGCGGGGGCGCCGGCGCGTCCACCTCGGCGGCCACCGGGCAGAACCAGTACCGGCTGAACAACTCGGCCACCTACTACGGTTCCGACGCCACGGGCGGTAACGCCAACGCCTGGCGGTCCGGGGTCGGCGGGAGCATGTACCAGGGCGGCGAGACGGCCTCCGGCGGCTCCTACAACGGCACCATGAAATCTCTCGGCATCATCGGCGGCAACGCCCAGTCCGACCTGTCCGGCAAGACGATCGACCAGGTCACCATCCGGCTGGAGTGGCTGCACACCTGGTACGGCAGCGGCGCCTACGTCATCCTCGGCTACACCGGCCGCACGTCCACCCCGCTGAGCTGGAACGGCGGCGGCATCACCGCGGTCAAGACCTGGTGGCAGGGCGGCAACCCGGTCACCACCGACCTGACCGGCGCCGGGCTGGGCACCGCCCTGGCCTCCGGGGCGGCCCAGTCGATCAGCCTCGGCCCGGGCAGCGCGTACAACCTGAACAACTACGGCTACATGTACGGCGCCGGCGGCGACAACGCCCAGAACCCGCTGATCACCGTCAACTGGCACACCGGGACCGCGCCGGTCCAGGCGGGCGCGGGCTGCGACGGCCGGGTCATCATCACCTACACCGTCGCCGGCGTGCTCACCGCCGCGCTGCAGCCCGCGGCCGGCACCGACGCGGCCGGCAACGCGTTCGGCTCCGGCTACACCGGCAACGTCCAGGCGATCCAGCCCGGGTCAAGCCCGTCTGTCGTGGAGACCTGGCACGACATGCGCCCGCTGTCCGGTTCGTTCGTCGGCACGATCAGCGGCCAGCTGCCGCCGCAGTACCGGCTCACCGCGGACGGCTGCGTCGAGTTCGCCGGAAAGGTGCAGTCCCCCGGGACGACCGGCAACTACAACGGCACGATCTTCTACACGCTGCCCGCCGGCTACCGGCCGAACCACGCCGTCCAGCTCGTGCTCACGGCCGTGGCGGACGGCGCGGCCACCCCCGTGCTCACGATCAACCCGAACGGGACGCTGACACTCAACTTCCTGCCGACCTCGCTCGCGCAGACCGTCATCGGCATCTTCGGCCGGTTCCCGCTGGACAGTACCGGACTCATCCAGAGCTAGGAGGCTCATGGCCACCAACGTGCCCAACCAGGGCCAGTTCCTCGGCGACATCGCCACGTTCCTCACCGGGGTCCGGGACAGCTTCGGCGCCCTGGAGAACAAGCGCGACTACATCACCGCGATGGGCGGCGTGACGTTCCTGACCGCCGCCGCCCCGGACGGCCTCGGCATGACCACGGCCGACGCCGACGCGCTGATCGCCACGCTGGACCAGCACCACGACCTGGACCAGCACTACACGGGTGTCACCGCAGCCCCGTTGCTCAATTACGAGCAGAACGGCGCCGCTTATTGGGGCGGACGCTGAGGTGGGAAGTAGCTTATGGCACTCGAACGCACGTCTGCCAGCCAGGTGGTAACGTTCGCACCGCAGCGGCCCGCCTGGTCGTTCAGCGCGGCCGGCGGCGGCTTCGCCGACCCGGATGCCGACGCCGACGCGGACACCGCGTACGTCGTCCTCACCACGGCCCAGGCCGCCTCGGTGCAGCAGGGCGATACCTTCCAGCTGTGGTCCGGGGGCACGCTGAAGGAGCCGACGCTGTTCACCGTCCAGCAGGTCCCCGCCCCGTACGCGGGCTACGTCAACGTGGTCTTCCTGCCGCTGCCGCAGGTCCAGCCGGCCAGCGGGGACGTCGCCACGAGTATCCCGGTCCCGTACGCGGCGAAATGGCTCGGCGCGATCGGCCACGTCAGCGCGCTGAAGTACGGTTTCACCTGCCCGGGCGGCCCGGATACGATGAGCTGCCTGCTGCGGCTGCCGCCCGACTTCCGGACCGACGCGGTCAACCCCGGCCGCGTCGTGCAGGTGTTCCGCGGCGCCAACTGCGTCTGGGAGGGCAAGCTGGACGAGCCGCAGCCCGGCACGGACGGCTGGACGATCACCGCGCACGGGGCCGGGCAGTACGGCGCCGACTTCACCGCCGTCTGGACCGCGTACACCCTGGACAACGCGATCAACGCCGCGATCGGGCGCGGGCTGCGCTGGGCCAACCCGGGGGTGGGCTCCCCGGCCGGCATCTACTACTCCCAGGCCGTCGATTCCGGCGCGCAGACGATCACCGCGTTCCTGCACCTGGCCTGCACCGGGGGCGCGCTGACCTGGATGGTGATCCCGCCCGGGGTGACCGGGGTCCCGGCCGGGCCGTGGCAGCTGGCGGTGTTCGGCCTGCCGCAGAACGTCTACGGCCAGCCGCAGTACCCGCCCGGGCGGATCCTGATTAGCCACACGCCCGTGCCGCGGACCATCGCCGCCGACATCAACACGCTGATCATCCGCTACCAGTCCAGCCCCGACGTGCAGTCCACGTCCACCGCCCAGGCCCAGCCGGCTACCTACGGCACGGTCACGGTGCAGCAGGCGGCGTCGGTCGCGGCCCACGGGGTCATGGAATACTACCTGGACACTAGCTCGGCCGGCGTGCTGACCCAGGCCCAGGTGACCCAGATCGGGCAGAACATCCTGGCCAAGTACGTGCGCGCCTCGTTCGCGGGCCCGTTCACGGTCGGCCCCGGGCAGCTGCTCAACGCCGGGGGCACGCCGGTTGACCTGGGCTGCGAGAAGGCCGGCACGCTCATGCAGCTGATGGTCACCGACGCGCCGTACGGCGGCGAGGTGGCGATGGCCCCGATCACGTTCATGACCGGGCAGTACGAGTTCGATGACGACACCTACACGGCCACGGTGACCCCGCTGCAGGGCGCCCGGTTCGACATGGCCACGCTGATCACCGCGATGTACCCGGGGTTCGGCTGATGAGCGAGCGTCGCCGGGTAACCGTCGACCTGGTCGCGCTGATCCTCGCGGTCGCGCTGGGACTCGCGGTCGTTCTGCTCATGGTCGTCGTGCTCGTCAACGTCATCTCGCACCAGACCCCGACCCAGACCCTCGGCGAGAACGCCACGCAGGTGATCATCGCGCTCATCGGCGGCCTGATCGGCGTGCTGGGCAGCTACATCGGAGCACGGGTCAAGAACCGGAACGGCGATAATGGCAACGGGAAACACGGAGAGGGGAGATGACCGATGCCGATAGGAGACAGGATCCGCCGGCGGCACCACCGGGACCGCAGGATCGTCCGGTCCGGCGAGACGTTCACCAGCGAGGAGCTGGACGCCGGCGAGGTGGAGCTGGAGCTGCCCCGGCCGTCCCGGGAACCGCCGCCGGACCAGCAGGCCGAGCCGTGGGGGACGGCCCGCGGCGATGACCGGTTCGCCGGGCGGGACCGGGCCTACCGGGCGTTCCTGGAAAGCTGGGCGCGGGATCACCCGGATGAGGACCCGGGAGGCGAGCGGTAGATGGACGAGCTGTGGTACCCGTCTCAGCACTACTCCACCACGCGCGGGCCGTACAACAAGATCGTCTTCCACACCACCGAAGGCGCGATGACGATCGAGTCGCTGGGCAGCTGGTTCGCCAACCCGTCCGCGCAGTGCTCAAGCCATCATGGCGCCGACCAGTACAAGCGGACCCTCGGCGCGTACGTCTACGAGAACTACAAGGCGTGGACCCAGGGCAACGCCAACCCGTACTGCCTGTCCCTGGAGATGTGCGCGTACGCCTCGTGGTCGCGGGACACCTGGCTGTCCAAGCCGGTCCTGCTGGACAACGCGGCGGAGTGGTGCCGCTACATGGTGGACAAGTACAGCGTTCCGTGGACCCTGCTGAGCAGCACCCAGGCACAGAACCCCGATGTGCGCGGGATCTGCCAGCACGTCAACTTCGGCTCCTGGGGGTCGGGTCACAGCGACTGCGGGTCCGGGTTCCCGATGGATGTCGTCATCGACAAGGCCAAGAATTGGGGCGGCGGCGGAGGCTCGGCCCCGGCACCGCAAGCGATAGGAGACAACGTGGTATCAGGAGCGAATGACCCCGATGGCGTTACGCATTACGCCTGCCTGTCCGAGAGCGGGCAGGTCCTGTACTTCCCGCCCGGGTGGGCAAACTGGGGAGCCATAGACCCGGGCCAGAACGGTGCCCTGAGCGGCGCCGGCATCTCCATCAGCTCCGACTGGTGGGTTGAGATTACCTACACCAACGGGTCCAAGAAGCCCTGCAAGTACCGCAAGAAGTGGCTGCAGGGCAGCTGGGCCTGGTCCGGGATCGGGGACGTCAACGCGCGGTGACATCCCGGGAGCTACCATCGGCAGTATGAGGTGGCGGCTGTTCAGGCGACCGCAGGTGCCGGAGAACCCGGAGCCGCCCTCGGGCATCGTCCTGCGCACCGGGGGCCGGGATATCCGCTGCATCGCGCTGCGCGACGAGGACCAGGACGAGCCCGGCTGCGTGGCGTGGCTCGCCGTGCCCGCCGAGGACTTCCTGCTGCGCCGCGGCCAGGGGTTCGAGCTGTTCGTGCGGGACCCGCCGGACGGGCACATGCCGGATGACTGCGTGATCCTGCCCGGGTTCCGGATCCCCGGCGCGGTCGGCGGGGCATGGCCCGGGTCCCGCTGACGCCGCCTCCTGCGCCCCAGCGGTACCGTAAGACCATGCCCGCGGCAGCCAGCCGGGCCGGATACGAGCCATCTCAGCCGTAACGCCTGTGGCAGCGAGAGAGCCCAGGGCCAGCAGAGGCCCAGGGCTCCCTCTTTTACACCGCGAAAGCTAGAGCAGCCGAAGCCATCCTGCTAGCGTCGGTGAGGACAAGCGCCTCGCGGGGCCGACCTTGAGAATCACCCCGCCTGGCGGCCATCTCTGCCATGAGGATACAGATGAATACCGCCTCCGCGCATCATCGCGCGCTGCCTGCCGGCAGGCTTTTTTCCCGGCGCGGGCACCTGCGGCTGGCCTGGCTGGCCGCCGTCCCGGCCCTGATCGCCGCGGCCCTTCCCGCCGCCCTCACGGCGACCGCGGTGACGGCACCGCCCCGCCCCGCCGGGACGCCCCGCGGCGCCGCCGTCCTGACCGCGGTCACCCGGCCATCCGCGGCCCAGGCCGCGTCGGCGTACCGGATCCGGCTCGGCGACACCCTGTCCGGGATCGCGGCCCGGCTGTGCGGGAACCCCGCCGACTACACCGGGCTGGCCGCCGCCAACGGCATCGCCGATCCTGACCTCATCCTCGCCGGGGCCACGCTGTGGCACGTCTCCTGCTACCGGTCAGCCGGCACGGTGTCTGCGGTGCGGGTCAGCGGCGGATCCGGCGGGAAGGTGTGGGGCGTCAGCTACGGATTCCCGAACTTCTGCGGTGACGGTGACGGCGACGGCTGGGACGTGGCCTGCGGCACCCGGTCTTCCGCAGCCCCGGTCAGCCAGGCCCCGGCTTCAGCTCCCGTCCAGCAGGCCGCGCCGGCCAGCTCCGGCGGCGGAGGCGGCGGGATGTCCGGCTCCCGGCAGGCGTGCATTATCGCTCGCGAATCGGGAGGCAACGCGCAGGCATGGAACCCGAACGGGCATTACGGGCTCTACCAGTTCTCGGCCTCAACCTGGGCCGCGAGCGGCGGTAACCCGGCAGACTACGGGCACGCCAGCGCAGCCGAGCAGAACCAGGTTTTCGCCAACGCGGTCGCTTCTCGCGGGTACTCAGACTGGGCGCCCTACGATGGCTGCTGAAACGGTAAACTGCATGTATGGCAATCGGGGGAAAGGGCGGGAAACGCCCTGGCTACGGCTCCAAACGCCGGGTTCGTTCAGATGGGTACGTGGACTTGTACCTACCGGATCACCCACTCGCCCGCAAAGACGGATACGTGTTCGAGCACCGCGTCATAGCCTGGGAAGCCGGCCTTCTTACCGATCCGTCCAAACATGTTCACCATCAAGTCGATGGCGACAAGACACAGAACAACGCGGACAACCTGGAAGCACTGTCAGCGCGAGACCACCAGCTCAGGCACGCAGTCCCCGGTGCGACGATCCGCAACCAGCACGGCGAATGGGTAATCGGAACGGGATACCACAAGGAATGCGCCGATCGGCGCGCAGCTCTGGGCAAGCGCGGCTGCGAGGTATGCGGCGCGGACATCACTGCGTTGCGTATCGACGCCACAGTCTGCGGAAATACCTGCCGGGTGAAACGCTGGCGGGCTCAGCAGCAGGGGAGCTGACATGAGGCCCGTCTGGCTGTCCCCGCGGCGGCGCGGATGTCCCCGCGTCTACCACCTGAACCGGTGGTGCGCGGGCCGGCGGTCCGAGCCCGAGCAGGTCACGGTACGGGCGGCCCGTAAGATCGCCCGGCCGTGCGCCACCTGCGCGAGCTGAAACTGACAGGCAGCGTTCACGTGCTCTCGCTATGCGATGCACCGGGCAGGCGGTATGCTTCGCTCACGGTTGACGAATCTTGCCGGGGGATCAGTCCTGCGACGGCGCAGGCCCCGGGCCGGGCTCGGACCAGCCCGCGCATCAGTGCCCGTAGCCGGCAGCTGAAGGGAGAGCGCGCCTGACGGACGGACGCCCCTGGCGGGCGGCCCGCGCGCCGGAAGTCGTGATCCCATCACCACGATGCCGCGCGGGCCGCGTCAGCCGGCCAGGGCGTGCCTGCTACGGGCGCCGGGTGTCCCACAGGGCCAGCGCCAGGCCGGCGAGGATGACGAGCACGGCGATCCCTCCCAGGATGGCCAGCGCCAGGCCGCTGATCCCGCCAGCACTAGCAGTCATGGTAGACGAGCCGGTCCGGCCGCGAACACTGATTGCACAAGGCAATCTGCCCGGCCGTCATGCCGTCGTCCGCCTCGGGCCCGGTAATCGCCCGGCCTTCCCGGCCGATCGGCATGAACCACCGCGTGATCGTGCCCGGCGGGGGCGGCTCGTCATGCTCGGTCTCCCTCACGGCACGCTCACCTTGATCACGCCGCTCCGCTCCGCCATCAGGCGCTCGGCGCGGGCTGCGAAGTCCAGCCAGCTGGCCTCCTCGGCCCGGCAGCCCATGCAGCCGCCGAAGTCGATGGCCTCGCACGTGTCGTGGCCGCAATAGTCCGCGTTCTCCCAGCCGGCCGCCCCGGCGCACAGTGGCCCGGAGAGGTGGTCGTGCGGGAATTCGTCCGGCCACGCTTCCACGTCGGTCGTCGTCCAGCTCACTGGTCCCACTCCCCTTCCCGGATCACCGGCAGCGGGTGCAGGTGCCCGTCGCGGATTCGCCCGGCCAGCCAGTCTCTCGCGCACTGCTCGGCAGCCTCGCGTTCGGTTTCGCTGGCGTCCTGAACCTTCCGGACACCGGGCGCGTGGTCGTGGTCGCAGTGCCACAGCTCCATGCCGCCACCCGGGACGAGCTCCCAGGCGACCGCACGATAGCGCCCGCGCCTGTTCGGCGGGCGGATGCCGTGTCCGGCCTCGTAGTGCGGGATTACCTCAATGCTCGGCATAAGCCGGGTCCTCCCCCTCGATGTAGACCGGGATCAGGTGCGCGATCGCCGGCAGGAACGGCGACCCGGCGATGACCAGGCCGTCGTACTCCCTCTTGGGTTTCGGGCTGCCGTTCGGGCCGACGATGACCAGCGCGTCGCCTGGCAGGTCCGCGATCTCCTGGCCGGTCGCCGGCTCGTTCCAGTCGCGGCCGTCCTCGGTCCGGTACCGTTTCTTCCACCGCATGACGCCGTGCTCGTCGGTCCAGGCGCCCGGCCCGTAGTGCAGGCTGACCCCGGTCACGACGGCTGCACCGGCTTCGCGTAGGCCGCCTGGACGGTCTCCGGGACCGGGCTGTGGAACGGGTCGGGGCAGAGGCTGGAAACCTCACCGCCCTCACCCGTGGACGGGTGCAGGTCCGGGTCCGGCGAACCGCACGTCGGGCAGCTGGTGACCGCCGCCTGGGGCTCGGGCACAGGTGCCGCCTCGGGCTCGGGCACAGCCGGGGACTCGGGTGCGGGTGCAGGTGCCGCGGGCACGGCCTGCAGTCCGGATGTCTCGATGCCGGCCGCGGCCTCCAGCCGGTCCAGCGGCTGGTTACCGTCCGTGGCGGGGAACATGGAGCGGATCGCCTGCAGCAGCGGCAGCAGGTCGTCCCGGCCCACGGTGACCTTGCCGTCGTCGGCGTCCGCGTCATCTCCGGGCATCTCCGCGCCCTCGGCCAGCAGGGCCAGCAGCTGCATCTCCCCGAGCAGGCCCTCGTACTTGACCGCCCGGTTGATGAAGGTGGACTCCGGGACCTGCGGCGGGTCGCTTTCCAGCAGGCCCTTGTGCTGGGTGGCCACGTCGATGATCAGCCCGAGTTCCTTGATCGCCGCGGTCCGGCGGCGGGTCGCGGCTGCCTTGTTCCGCTGTGCGGCGCGTGCCGTGTTGGTGGTGTTCATGTCGCGTTCTCCTGTTCTTGTTCCCTGATGAACTGCTCGGCGGCCCAGTACTCGCCCGGGTGGCCGATGACGTACGCGAGCGCGCGGACCATGCCCTCGACCACGCGGCGGTCGTCCATGAGCTGCTTGACCCCGCGGCCGGGAGCCCGCCTGGCGCCGGCGATACGCGCCTGGACGCCAGCTTCGGTCTCTTTGTCCAGCCGCCTGCGCCAGGTGATGACCTCCGCGGCGATCTGCCGGGCGGTCTCGGCCGGGTCATCGTAACGCGGGATCACGGCTGCTCCTGGTGGTCCTGCTCCGGCGAGCCGATGTGCCAGCGGGTGGTCCGCACGACCCGCACGCCGAAGTGGCTCGCCTCGGCACGCCAGTCGGTGCCGCGTTCGTAGGTGGCGTCCGGCTCGTACCAGTTGCCGGCGCCGCCCGGGGGCAGGTGGGCGATACCTTCGGCGATCCAGTCCGGGCACCCGGTCGCTTTGACGATCTCGTTAGCCAGCGGGCTCATGGCATCGCCTGACGGCCGATCAGCGCGCGGGCGCGGTTGACCTCGTCGCGGGCCTGCTGTTCGGTCCAGGAACCGAAGACCCACCGGCCCAGGGCATTGGCGGTGATGCCGATTGCTTGCAGGTACTTCATGATGCTGTCTCCCTGTTCAGTCTCCTGGCCGTGCGCGCTGCGCGCGTTCTTGTGCCCGCTCTGGTTCCCGCGATCATCGGGGTATCCCATGTCTCCTCCTATCTCCTGTTTCTTTTGCTAGCGCCGCAACACGAACACAGTGCGGTTGGCGTCGTCTTTCCAGGGTGCGCCCGGAGGCCCCTTAACGAAAGTTCCGATCCACGACACCGGGGCGCCGCAGATCGCGCAGTATTCCCTGGTCTCGTCCGGGGTGGCGTGGTGCCGGGTGCGGCGGCCGTGCTCGTCGTAGGTGTGGTGAGCGTCCTCCCAGTCCGCGTCGCGGCGGGAATGCCGCCAGAAGCCGTTGACCGGCCACCGGCAGGTGTAGATCCTGGCCTGGTGGCCGCCTTCGCCGTCGCTGACGTAGTGCTTGCGGCGTAGCGTGACCACGTGGACCTCGCCGTGGCGCAGCGAGCGGAGCGCGCGCTTGCGGACGTGCCGCTCGATGTGGACGTCTGACCGGGTCGCGGAGATCTCCGAGCTGAGCACCTTCCACAGCGTGCGGACCCAGCGGATCGTGTCGTCCTGGGTGGCCCGGCCCTGCGCGTCCCGCTTGACGTTCAGCCGGGCGCGGTACGGGAAGCTGATCGCGTGCGCCATCGCCAGCCCGCCCATTTCCTGGATGCTCGTGCCGGTATCCGGGGTCCAGTAGGAGTCGCGGTCGTCGTGCCAGGACCACGACACGATCCGGGCGCCGGGCACCCGGCGGGAGTCACGCGGGTTCATGCTGCCGAGCGCCAGGTACTCCTGGCCCCAGGACACCGCCCGGTTCCAGCCTTCCTTGCCGAACTTGTCGGTGAAGGTGAGCGGCGCGTCCAGCCACGCGAACCCGGCCGGCCAGGGCAGGTCGTCCTCATCGACCGCGTACCAGCCGGACGCCAGGTCCTCGGCATACTGCTCGGTGACCTTGTCGACCATCTCGGCGGTGACCTTGTAGGTGCGCGCCGAGCGCAGCAGCCGGGCCAGGATCGTGGTCCACTCCCGGGCCGTGGTCGCCGGCCAGAACATGCCTTCCCAGTACTCCCGGGCGCGCTCGGCCCCGCCGGCGGTGTGCGCCTCGCCGATGGTCCGCTCCATGAACCAGTGGTAGTACCGCAAGACCTTCTCGTGCGGGTTGGCCATCAGGTCGGCCAGGTCGGTGTGCATGGCCAGCACCTCGGACGGGCGCAGGTCCAGGATCGCCGGGTCGCCGGCCTCGATGTGCCGGACCCGGTCCAGTACCGCGGCGGTGACCGGACCCAGGCTCATCTCCTCGCGCGGCTGCGTAGTCACGCGCGGGCGCCACACCTGGTCATCCGGGGACCGGCCGGCGCCCTCGGGCACGGGGATGCCGGCGGACATGTAGCCGATCGGCTGGGCGGGCGCGATGATGTCACCGGGCTGCAGGCCGGCATGCTCCAGGGCCGGGGCGTCGCCGCCGGTTACGAGGGTCGCCGGGACGGACTCGGTTGCCAGTCCGGGACCGGGCGGCGGGCCGGAGACGACGATCTCGCCGCCGGGCTCAGGCTGTCCGGTGGTGAACGAGTACTTGCCGGGTGCCACGCCGCCGATCGACGCGGCCCGGGCGATCTGCGGTGCCAGCTCGGCCAGCTCCTCAGCGGACAGGCCCCGGGCCAGCCGCGCAGCCAGGCCCTCGGACTCCTCCTCCAGTGCCTGCACCAGGTCGGCCGCCGAGCCGCCCGCCGCCTTGCGCCTGGCCCGGAACGCGGCCGGGACCGCGTCCTGCTCCAGCTGCTGCCGGTAGTCCGCGACCACGCGCGGCTCGTCGTGCGGGCCGCCGGCGATCGCGGTGCGCGACCCTGGTCCGGGCCGTCCGATGTCCAGGATCACGTCCTCCGGGGCCTGCAGCTGAACGCCTGCCGGGTTGATGAGCTCGCCGGGGTCGTCGGTGAACTCGCCGAACTTCGTGGCACCGGCTGCGCGGCGCTCCGCGGGCGTGCGGAGATCCCGCCAGACCCGGGCGCCCTCGGACAGGATCCGGCCGTCGTCGCCCGTCATCGGCCTGCGCAGCGTGCCCAGCAGCTCGCCCCCGCCCGGCGGCGGGGCAGCGTCATCGTCCGGCGTGATGATCACGTCGATCTCGTCGTCCGGTCCCAGCCCGCGCAGCGACGGGTGCAGGTTCCCCGTGTCGTACGGTTCGGCGGTACCGTGGACGGTCAGCCCGTACCCGCCGTCGCGGCGGGCCGGGCGCGGATCGGCTACCCGGCGGCCGGAGCGCTGCGCCGGATTGCGTTTCCTGGCTCGCTTACGCCTGTTCGCCTTGCTCATATCGCCTCGATCTCCTCCGGGCGCACGATGACCAGCGGGCACCACGGCGGGCAGTGACGCCCGTCTCCGCGGTCCGGCAGCCGGGGCCTGTTGTCCAGGCTGACCAGCACCTGCCCATCCGTCCAGGCGAACGGAGCGTCCATCATGTCGGACGGGCGATTGCGCCACATCCACGCCGCGCCCATGACCCGGCCGACAACGCCGGTCACGCCGTGCAGCGGGTGGTCTTCCGGGCCGAGCAGCCGGACGTGCATCCCCTCGATCACTTCTGCCAGTTCCATGTCTGTCTCCTGTTCCTTTAGCGCCCGACGCCGGCCGCAGCGGGACCGACACCGGGTCGTTCTCATGCCCGGGACCGGTAATGCTCCAGCATCCCGGAGTCCCACTGCAGGTCCTCCAGGCCCAGGCCCCGCTCGATCATCCACGCCGCCGCGCGCCGTTCGCCTGCGCCGCCGTCTAGCAGCATCCGGGCGCACTCGCGCTCCGGGCAGGAGTACCCGCCCTGGATGTAGGTGGCATGGAACGCGGCCATCTCCGGGTCAGCGAACCCGCCGTCGTCGGCGAACACCGGACGGTCCGGGGTCGGGACCGCCAGACCCGGCCGCTTACTGTGGCTCATGCGTCCTCCTCCGGGTCGCTCAGCATGCCGTCCAGCGGGCCGAACTCGATCCGTCCCTCGATGCCGCGTCCGGTGAACCCGGCGGTGGCGTTGTGCCCTTCCGGGGCGCTGAACCCGGCCGCGCGCTCGGCGGCCTGCCAGGTGCGTACGTCTACCTCGGTCTCGGGCTGGCCTGGGTAGGTCACCAGGTAGCGGTGCGGGACGCCAGTCCACGAGTCGCGCACGGGCGGCAGGTGCTCCCCGACCGGCATGAGGGTACCGTCGTCGCGGCGCAGGTAGCCGGGCTGCGACTGGTAGTCCTCACCCGGCAGGTTGCCCTGGTTAGCCATGACTGCCTCCTCTCAGCTGCGGCTGGACAGCAGCATCGGGACCGCCTTCGCGCGGCTGTCCAGCTCGGGTCCGTTCGCGCGCTGCAGATCGACCGACCCGGCAGGCAGGGTGAAGTCCTGGCCGAAGTCGATGTAGAAATCGCCCTGGATCATCGGGATGCGGAGCAGTTCCGCGCCGATGACCAGCCGCGGGATGATACCGGCCAGGCGGTCACCCATCCGGGCCTCCTCCTGGTAGGTGACCCGGCCGCCGATCCCGAACTCGTCGGTGCCGGCGATGATCTGGTGGTTGACGAACACCGGCTCGCCCCAGGCGGGGATGTGGCCGTGCGCGTCGGTCGCCGGGTAGCGCAGGACGCGGTAGCTGCGCGGCGGATACTTCACGCAGACCGGCTCGGTGTCGTCGCCGTCCGCCCGGGCGAAGCAGCCGATGGCCAGCGCGTCGTCCGGCCAGGTCTGCTGGTAGAAACGGATCAGTCCTGCACTGAGGTGCGGTCGGCGGTCAGGGTGCACCTGCTCTAGCGCGGTGATGATCTCGTCCGCGTCGGCGTTGGTGGCTGCGACCCAGGTGTAGCTGCCCATGTCGAATGTGACCACGGTGCCGCGGGTGAGCCGCCCGCCGAAGCTGCGGCTCATGCCCTCCTCCTGCCACTTCGGCGCGGCGGCCCACATGTCCGCGAGGACGTGCCGCAGCCCTTCAGTGGGCAGGAAGTTGGCCATGGTCAGGACCGCGCCGGGCGCGAGCGGGATGTGCAGGATCATCGCGTTCGGCACGGAGACCAGGTTCTGCGGCTGGTTTCCGTACATGATCGCGTGCTCCTGGTCGCCGGGGATCCGCCAGCCCGCGATGCGGGTCTGCCCCAGCTTGGCGTCGTACAGGGTTACGCACATGATGTGGCTCCTCTCAGCCCTTCGGGGCCAGGTACGGGACGTGGACGTGATGCGCGCCGATGCCCCACTTGGCCAGCAGCCCCAGCGGGACGAGCAGCACCACGACGAACGTGATGATGCCGATCAGCCAGCGGCTGGCCTTGCCGGGCTTGGCGATGGTGATCTCCGGGTGCAGGTACAGCTCGGAGTACCGCTCGCGGACGACCGGCGGGGAGAACGGCCAGCGGATGTACCAGGCGGGGTGCTTGCGGCCCCGGCCGCGGTCGGCCAGCCGGTCCGTCCAGTAGCCCTGGATAGTCGCTCCGGCGGGTGCCCACAGCCGGTGCAGGACGAAGCCCATCAGGGCGCCCCACGCCAGGGTGAACAGGCTGATCTTGCCGGCCCAGCCGAATCCGCTGCGCAGGTTGTACCCGGGGTGGCCGGCAGCCGTGGCGGAGTGCGCCCAGGCGCCCGGCAGGCCGAAGTCCCGCAGGTACACGCCGAGGACGCCCAGGCCGATCGCCAGGACGAGCACCGCGACGACGCGCACGGCGACCTGCCAGGCGGGCAGCCGGTACTTCCAGTACTTCTCGCCGGCGAGCAGGGACAGCACGATCAAGGTGGCGACCGCGGGTTCCAGCTCGTCGCGGAACGCGTAGTGCCGGTAGTCCGCCCAGTGCCCGAGCCAGCTCGGCCACCAGGTCCCGCCGTCCCAGCTCCGCTTGAGGTTGAACAGCCCGAAGTGCACCGGCCCGACGTGGACGTACCAGTTGACCTGCCACAGGGCGAAGTAGATCCCGGCGATCAGGCCGACGACGAGCACGCCGAGGATCGCGCCCCAGACGCGGGTCTGGAGCCAGCGGCCTTTGACGTGCTCGCCGTTCCACAGCACCGGCTGCGGCTTGCGGTGGGCGGGTACGGTTTCTGCGGTCATAGGGTGCTCCTATGCGCTCGGGCTCGGTGCGGTGCCGGGAACGGTGCCCGCGCCGGGGCTGGCAGGCGGGGTGTAGCCGGCCTGGCCCTTGTACTTGAGAACCAGCTGCGGCAGCGTGACCTCCAGGTAGTTCACCCGGCCGGCGTGCGTGGTCAGCTTCGGGTTCGCGTGCTCGGCCGCGGTGAGCGCGTCGTTGATGAACGCCTGCCGCTTGTCAGCCGGGATGCCGAGGCAGGTGAACGTCGTGTCCCGGGCCTGAGTGACCGCGGCGCCGTTCTTGCCGCTGGCGCTGGACAGGAACACCAGGTGGATCTGGTGGATCTGCTGCAGCGGCGTGCCGGCGAAGCAGGACTTCACCAGGGCCTTGGCCTGGGCGGCCTCAGCGGACGTGGTTGGGTTCGCCTCTATCGAGCTGATCGCGCTATGTGCCGAGCTGGCCGCGCCGGTCGGGACGAGCGTGGTCGGGTTCGCCGACGAGGACTTGCTGTGCCCGCAGCCGGCGAGTAGCAGGCACGTGGCGAGGATGGCGATCGCGATGCCGTCGAGTGTCTTGGTCATGGTCTAGTCTCCTGTTCTGGGATGTTGGGCCGGAAGGCCCGCGCCTGCGTTCCGCCTGCAGGCGCGGGCCGCCGGGGCTAGCCGGCCTGGGTGTAGTGCAGGCCGTCCGGACCCTGGCCGTAGAAGATGCCGAAAGTACCCGAGGGGTACACGGCGTCACCGGGCACGGGGACCGGGTTGTAGTCGAACTGGTAGTGGCCGCCGCCGGTCACCGAGCCCTGGCCGCCGAACAGGTCCAGCGCCAGCGCGGTGCTGTGCTCGCCGTCGTTCAGCTGCGCGGGCAGACCCGCCGCGGTCGGCGCGACCGGTGAGGTCACGTCGAACTCGATGGAGCCCTTGACCGATCCGCTGCCGGCCCATGCGTTGCCGTCGATGGGGTTGGCGAACGCGGAGAACGACCCGGTGCTGGCCACGGTGACGTGCCACAGCTGCGGGTTGCCCTGGTCCTGGACCGCGGTGACAGTGCGCTCCAGGTTGTCCTGCGCCCACACGGGACCGTCCGGGGTAGCGACGGTGGCGGGGCCGGTGACGTCGGTCGTGTCGGGCACGTTGTGCTCGTGCACGTGCCAGGTGACCTGGGCCGGGGTAACCGCCGCGGTAAGGCTGACCGACGACTGGGTCCGGTACTGGGACGGGCTGCCCAGCGTGGACGTCGGGCCGTCCATCACGAAGTAGCCGTGGTCCATGTGCGCGGTGACGCCCGGACCGAAGTCGCCGGGCTTGGCGGTCGGCAGCTCAGCCGGGATCAGCGCCTGGCCGGCCTGGGTGAGGCCGAAGACGATCTCGGCGTTGGCGCCCTTGAAGCCGATCGTGCCCGAGCTGAGCATGGCGCGGGCCGCGGCGATGTCGCCGGCGTTGCCGCCCTGGGCGCCGAGGGCCTGCTGCCACAGCGACCCGGAGATCGTGATGGAGCCGGAGTAGCCGTCGTGCGCCAGGATGGCGTCCGCGCCGCTGGCCGGATGGCTGGCGAACGGGAAAGCGCTCATGATGGCTGCGGCGATGAGCCAGCCAGCGGCGACGCTCGCCAGGGCGGTGACGATGCGCCACGGCCACGGAAGGCGGCGCAGGTACCAGGGCTTGGCCGTCACGAGGACGGGGATCGAGTCCGGTACGTAGTCGGGGCCGGTGCCGGGCGGGCGCAGGCCCTCGGGGACTGCCTCTGCCGAAACCGGGGTCTCCGGGCCGGTGAGGTGTTCGGTGCCGGTCTCCGCGGCGGGGTTGCCGTCGAAGCCGGCGGTGGTGATGTCTTGCATAGGTACTGTCTCCTGTTCCTGTTCTTCTGCGAACCTTCCCATCGGTGGGAGGGTGGTGGCACCCGCGCCGGGGAGCCTAGCTCTGCCCGGCGCGGGCGCACGTCGTGTTATCCGGGCGAGCCTTCTCCCATCCCGAACCGGGCGGCTTCGCGCTCCAGGTCGGGCGGGTCTTCCAGGGTCTCCAGGACGAGGTCGGCGGCGCGCTTGAGCCGGTCGGCCAGCAGCAGCGCCTCGTCCGGGGTCAGCATCGCCGACTCGGTGTTGAGCACCAGGCCGACGAGCCCGGCGGTGATGCACTTGCCGCCGCAGTTGGGGCACGGCTCGGAGTCGTGGTCGTACAGGTGATCGACGGCGATCTCGTCATCGTCGGCGGTGAAGACGCGGCCGATGTTCCGCGCATGCAGCTCGTGCCCGTGCTCTCCGGACTCGGGCTGGCCGGTTTCGGGCATATCGCTCCCAACGGCGCCGAGGATGGCGCCTACGGTGTCTTCCAGGTGTGCCTCGCCGACCCAGACCGGGACGATGGCGGCGACCCGCTTCTCGTCCCGCTCGTCGGTGACGAAGGTGACCTGCTCGCTGACCGGGTCCGGTCCGGCGGCCAGGCCGGGGTCCGGCTCCGGCCCGGCGAGCTGGATGGCGGCCAGCAGGTCGTACAGCACCTGCGGGCCGTTCATCAGCTCGCCGATCCGGATGTCCTGCATGGGCTTAGCCGGCCAGCCGTGCCGCGTGGGCCATGGCCGGGATGGCCTTGGCGTCCAGCTCGGCCGCTCGGTCCGCGGACTCCAGCGTCTGGCTCACCGAGGTGATCGCGTTGGCCACGCCACCGGAGGTGTACTTGCCGCCGCGCAGGAAGTGCGCCAGGATGTCGGCCTCCTCGCCCTGGGTGAAGCCGGCCTGCCGGGAGACGTCCCGGATGACCTCCTCGGCCTTGTCCACCGGAGCGCCGGCCTCAGCCTCGATCTCGGCGACCTTGCCGGCGAACCACTCGGGAGTCAGGAAGGTCCTGACCGCGTCGCTGGCCTGGCTGGTGATCAGCTGCAGCTCGCGCTCCATGGTCTCGGCGGACCACTGGATGACGCCCTCGTCCTTGGACGAGCCCAGGTGCACCGCGCGGTCGGCCGAGGCGGCCAGGGTGAACCGGTTGCCGCAGATCTGGATGATGATCTCCGGCGCGATCGACCGGGCACCCTCGCCCACGTCGGAGTTGGTGACCTTGATCCCGGCGAACACGATGGGCTCCTGGCCGGGCGGGTATTCCTTGCCCTCATGGCGAGCGGCGGCCAGGACCCGCTGCAGGCCCTCGGAGTCGCGGCCGAAGCGGCCGACGTCCAGCCGCATGTTCCCGGCCCGCTTGATGCCGCCGGGTCCGTCGAACGGAGACCGGTAGCCTTCCAGCAGGAGCGGCGCGAGCGCGGCGATCCCGGGGACCGCGAACCGGACGTGCATCCGGCGCTCGGTCAGGTCGGAGACGTCCGGGTAGGCGTCCACCCCGGCGTCGCGGAGCCCGGCCATCACGGCGAGCAGGACGTCCAGGTTGTCGATGATCTTGTACCGGGGAGACAGCGCGGCGCGCAGCACGCCGTCCGTCTCCTCGTCGCCCTTGAGCAGGCGGAGCAGGATCGCGCCGTCGTAGGGCGGGTAGTTGCGGTCTTCGCCGTCGATGACCTCGTGACCGCCGTGCAGGAAGCCGCCGACGATGGCGTCCCACAGGTCGGTGCGGCCAGGGTCGAGCCGGCGCAGTTTCTTCAGGAACCCGCCGTCCACGCCGAGCAGGCCGGCCAGGCCCTCGTCGGCGACCGCGGTGGGCCGGTAGACGCCGGCCGCGGAGGTGACTCCCTCGTCGCTGACCCACTGGGTGGAGTCTCCTGCGCGGACGAGGATCTGACCGCCGTGGGCGTCGATCATGTGGTGGCGGACCACGACGTCAAGCCGTCGCGCCCGCTGCTCCTGCAGGATCACCAGAACGTCTTCCAGTTCCGCGTTCCTGGCCTCGATGGTTTGCTGGTGCATGTTTCCGATGCCCTTCCTTTCGGGGATTCGGTGACCTTGATCGGATCTCTTGGTCTGTTCTGCGTATACAGCTAGTATAGCGCAGACAGCTGCACAGGCCAAATCCGGCTCCTGCAGCTGGTTTCACCTGGTCCTGGGCAGAGATAACCCAGGTCAGGAGATTATGGGGGTTAACGCTTGCGGTGGCGGCCCTGGTCGCGAGAGCACCAGATGCTGAATGCGATCAGCCATGTCCAGAACATGTCCGCAACAAGCGCGACCGAGCGCGCGGTAAGAGTAAAGGCCCAGGCATCCCAGCTAGCCATCGACCCGGAACCAGTGCCGGCCAGGGCAGTACAGCTCGTGGCCGTAGGACGGGGTCACGTCACCGCACCACACGCAGCCCCTCGGCTCCGGCAGGCTCCCGCTGGGGTCCGGCGGGAAGCTGGCCAGCAGCCGGTCGCGAGTCTCGCAGATGGTCACGCCGGGGTAGTCCTGCTCCAGCCGGTCGCCCATGACCGCGACCCAGGCGTCGGCGTGCGCCATCGCCGCCGCGGCCTCGGCGTAGCTGACCGAGGAGGGCAGCAGGACCTGGCGGCCGTCGTCCATGGTGCGGGTGGTCAGGCGCGGATCAAACGGCCTGCCGAGCGTGTCGATGTACGGCATGAGGGTGAACGCCAGGTGCAGGGCCAGGATGCGGGCCTTGTGCACCCGGAAGCCCTTGCGGCCGTTGCGGAACCGGCCGAAGCCTTTGATCACGCCGAACACCGGAACGGTCCCGGCGTCGTGGAACTTGCGGTCCTCGGGGTGCCAGTAGGCCCAGAACCCGCAACCACAGCTCGCATTCGGGATGCGGTCCGGATCGTGCTGACCTCCGCCCGGAGCCAGGCAGGCCGCGGTGTAGACGCCGCCCTTGATTTCCCATGGCGCCCGCATGCCAGCCAGCGGGTTGTGCGGCCAGTGCTGCTCGGCGTGCACCGGGGAGTGCCGGAAATCCGGGACAGGCAGTTTCCACCACCGGTACCCGGTGACAGACCCGGCCGCGGTGGGTACGTCATCCGAGCCGGTCTCACCGAACCCGGTCTCGCCCGTGTTCCGGATAACGGTGCTGATGCTCCCGGCTCGCCCGCCATAGAAGCCTCCCCCGCCCGCGCCTCCGCCGGGCAGGAACTGCGGGATGCCCGAGCTGGATCCTCCGCCCCCGCCGCCCAGGTTCAGGCCGCCAGGCGCGTACCCGCCGCCGCCGGCACCGCCCCCGCCGCTGTAATGGATGCTGTACGCGGACCCGGAGCCGCCGGGCGGGTGGACCAGGCTGCCGCGGGCGTAGGTGTCCTGGATGTACTGGCCCATCGTCTCGATCTGACGCTGGGCGTCGCTCAGCTCCCGGTCCGCGTCGTCTTTATCCATAATGAAGCTCTATACGGGCACGGGCTGGCGTTCCGGCACCAGGACCGGGGTGACCGGGATCTCCGCGGGCTCGTCCAGCGGCTCCAGGATGATCTCCTCGCCGGTCTCCTCGATGTTACCCACGAAGCCTCCCCGAGCAGGCTAGCTAGCCATCGCGGCTGGCTCACCGGTCCCGGTCCCGGACTCGGTCAGCCAGCGGTCGTACATGTCCTTCAGTTCCCTGGTGTAGAAGATACGCCCGGCCGGGTTCCGGTACAGTTCCGGCCGGCCGAGCGCGTCGGCGAACTCGCGCATCCCGTCGTTGTAATCCAGCCGGGACTGCCGGTCTCGGGCCTCGGCGGACAGCACGAGCGGCGGCCCGCCAGGCAGCAGGTCGCCGGGTCGCACTACCCGGTCCGGGCTGGATAGCGCGGCGCACAGCGCGCGCACGGTGCTCGCCTTGGGCCGGCGCCGCTGTTCCGGGTCGGGATTCTCGAACTTGGCGATCGCGTCACGGGTCAGCCCGCCGCGGATCTTTCCCCCGCACACAGTGCAGTGGCGAAGGTCTAGCAGCGACGGCGAGGCCCGGTGCCCGTCTTCCGGGATCGTCGTAAGGTGAATGAACGGGATCGCGTCCGGGTCTTCGGCCAGCCAGAGAGCGGCTAGCTTCCTTGACAGGTCCTGCCGCGACATCGCCCGAAAGTCCCGCCACCAGGTGAGACGGGCGGGCTCGATGGCGATACCCGCGGCCGGGCGCCTGATGGATGTCCGTGCACGCCGTCCGGGCCGCGCGACGGGTCTATCCTTCGTCATGGTCGTCATGGTATCTCCGTTGTCTGTGTATCGGTATACCGCGTCCTGCTCGCATGATACCGAAATCGTTAGCTAAGTTAACAGCCGGCTGCCCCCCTTCTGTTCCAGGCAGGCGCAGCAGTGCAGCCATTGCGAGCCTGGCCACGGCCACCCCGCCGTCCTTCCCGCTGCGCGCCTGCTCCTGCAGGTACGCGATGTACGACGGGAGCAGCTTGTCGTACACGTAGTTTCTCTTGCTGTCTTCGCGGCCGGCGGTCGGGACCTCCAGGTCGTTCGCGGTAGCCCACTCGCGAAGTTCCCGGTAGAAGTCACGCGTCCCGGGAATCTCACGGCGGACGCCCTGGCCGGGCCGCTTGTCCGGGATACGCGGGACCGGCGGCTGCGGCTCCTCACCGGGCCGGTGCCCGGCCTCCAGGTACCGCTTCAGCAGCGCGTGCAGCTCAGCGGAATGCGCAGCGGTCAGGTCCAGCTCCACGGCCACGCCGTTGAGGGAGACGATGTCCTTGACGCCGTCCGGGCCGGTGTCGTTGAACTCGCGCTTCTCGAACTCGTCCAGGTCGTCGGTGACGACGAACTGCATCCGGGTGGTCATGCCGGCGCCTCGGTCCTGGTGCGCTCCCGCACCTGGTCGAACAGCTCCTCGAAACTGTCCGGACCGGTCTCGGCCTCCCAGACGCTGTTGAAGCCGTCAGCGGCGGTCAGCCAGCTGCGCAGCATCCGCTCCAGCGGGAACGGCGCGTACTGCAGCCTCTCCCGCCAGTAATGGACCATGAACGCGTCAGCGACGGCGTCCACCGGCCAGTCGAACTCCTGGTC